GTGCTTGCCATGCGTGGTACCTCCAAAACTGCTGCGCTTGGCGGCCGTCATGCCGGTCCGCCTTCCATGATCTCATTATAAATCAGGCAGATGGAAAAGGCACGCCGGGTACCTGCCCAATATGCAAAACTGCGCAGGAGTCAATCCTGCGCAGTTTATTGGCATACCTAGAGCACGCGTGGTGTTTAGTAGCGGAACTGGATTCCAGCTCCCACATGAACGTACCGGTAGTCGATCTTGGCCCAGCCGCCGCCCCTGAAGTAGAAGTTCATCTCCTCCACCAGCAACCACCCGTTGGGACCAATACCAACTAGGTACGCATAGTGTCCAGCCGAGCTTGCACCTTGTACCCCGGGTGCGAAGAACACCGTGGACCCTACGCGCGGAGTAGCATGACTTGGTAGGTGCAGTGCGACGTTGCCAGTATACTGAGGTTGCATGACCTCTGGCAACCAGTTGCACCAACCAAACGAAGGTCGCGAGACATAGTCTGACAAGCGCGGGTAATAGATGTTCGCGTAGCACCCTGGCGGTGGCGTCCACTGGGTAATACGTGCGCCGAACATAGCCGCGGAAGTGCAGGGCCCGGTACGTCCCGCGCGAGACGAGGTCACGGTGACGGATGCAGGACGAGTTGGAGCCGAGGCGGTGGAGTGTGTCGGCACTCCGTTGTTAGGCACCCAGGACGGGTTGTCACTAATGATGCGCCCGTTTGAGATGTGCCAGTGCGTCGTGCAATGCGTGTAGGTCCACGACCCGGATTTCCAGGTAACACAAGCTTGTCCGTGTGACAAGTAAATGCCTCCTGAAGGGGTCAACCCTTGTGCGTGCGCCGCCGGAGCGCTGCTAAACCACACTATGCCGACGAAACACATTAGGACCAGGAACACGCGCTGCTGCTGTCGCATACTTGCCCTCCTCTGGGCGTACTCTAGGTATTCCTAGTATAGGAGAGCAAGGGGCGGGTCCTCACGTGCATCCCCCAGGATGCCCGGGGAGACACCATGCAGTTGACCGGCACTCATTCCAGTAACCGGGTATGCCGCGCTATGCCGGCTTGTACCAAGAGATCAGTCCAAACTGGTCCGTCGGCGATACGGGCACGGTATCCGTCGACACAATGTAGCGTGAAAAAGGCGTCGACTTTCTCCACCAGATGGTCGCCAAAACGATCCTGGTATGTCACGGTGGTTCCGGCTTGGATGGCCCAGTTGAACTCTGCCATTTCCTGACCTAGCGCTTCCCGGTACTCCGCGCGGTGTTTTGTTTCGCGTGCTCGGCGCTGGGCACGAGCCCGCTGTTGGGGTGATTGGTGGGCAGCGTCGTCTAAACTCATGTTAGACCTCTGGCTCCAGTACCGGGAAACGAATGGCCACAATCTCCTTGTACCCGTGGAGCACTACGCGATTGTTCTTGGGCTGAAACTCCACCTTGATAGTGTGCCACGCCTGCCACTGAATGGTCTGGACCGTGTAGAGGGCCAAGCGCACTCCGGGGAACAGGCCCTTCCTGGGTACGAGCGATGCCGGTACCGGTATCTGGAACGCGGTCTTGAGCGGGTTGTCTGGATAGTGGGCGATCTCGTGCGGCGGCTCGTCCTCGACGTGGATCACTTCTGGGACCTCGGTGAAGAAACCCTCAGAGGTCAGTGTCGCTCGCATACGTTTGATCTCGTCCTCGGTATACGTCATTCGTCGGCCCTCCAGAGTGAGAAAGGTCTGGCGCTGGCACGATGCAACAGAGGCTGCGCCAAACGCTCTTCCGTGGCTTCAAACGCGATCTGTGGCAACAGCGCGAGTTGCTCGACGTACGATCGCCACCGTTCGTCCGCGGCCAGATCGGTCTCGAATACGTCGCGCGTGCCAAGAGCGATCGCGTATTCCAGATCGGCCTCGTACCGTAGGTTAAGCAACGCCAGGGCCGCGTGCGAGCACATGCCGTTGTACGCAAAACTGGTGCAGACCGCGCCGGCAGCATTGTGGCAGGAAACAATGTGTTCGCCGCGATAGCGCACCTCGTGGGTGCTGCCGTGTCCATCCGAGATGAACATCGACACGGGGTCTTTTGCCAAGATGTACAAGTGCCGTTCTTCGGCGATCTCTAGGCAACGGTGCAAACGTTCTTGCGGTGACATGTCGCTTAGTTTCACGGGACACCTCCTTACACCCGCAAGCGCGGGCTGTCTTAAGTATACCCGCGGACTCAGGGAAATGCCCGCCTAGGGAGTCCAATTGACCGGCACTAATTTGCGCAGATGAAGATAGGCTAACACGTGCGCCAAAGCATCTTGCGCATGCGGGCCTTGCCGCGGCATGCGGCTTGCAGCCTGCTTGGCGAAGGGCTTTTTGGCCGAGGGTAGTTGGAGCACGACTGGCTCGTCGACCCGATGGGTACAGAGCAGCTGGCTCTCGGCAATCAGCACCCCCAGCGCTTCAATGGTAAACAGTCCGTCCTTGCTCAGCTGGCGCACGGTGCGGTAGTCTTCAACAATCACGACATCGGCGCTTTCAATGTAGCGTTTGAAGAACGTCCACACCATCTCGAGATTCTGCGGAACGTAGGTGCCGGCGAGCAGGATCTCTAGTTGGTTGTTGTACAGGTTACACCAGACATAGCCGCAATGCGGCCCAGGGTCGATGGCTAAAAGTTCCATATTACTCTCCACAAGAAAAGCCTGCCATCATGAGATAGCAGGCTCTTCGATAGCGTGGCACTAGGCATACACCGAGGTGAGCTCGGCTTCGAACTCTTTGACCAACTTGCTGGCGTAGGCCGTGGAGCATCCGACCTGAGCGGCGACCTCAGCGGGCGTCATGCCAAGGTGCCAGCACTCCCGTGCGGCCTGCCTGAGCATACCACTGTTCGCCGCGCGGACTCCAAACCCGCTGGAAGTAGACGCGCTGGGCGCTTCTGGCTCCGAAACCACTTGCGGTAGCCCGGCGGAAATCGCCATCGGGAAGTTCATCGGCGAGCCACGCCCCTCGGCGAGCGTTAGCGCCGCGTCTACCAAGCGAATCTGTGTCGCCGATTGCGTGTCGCCGTGATTGTCCAAGAGGGTCGCTACCACTGGCACCAAGTTCGCGCCAGCCTTCTGCACCGCCTTGAGCCGTTTCTCGAACTGGCGCAGCGTCACCTTCATGGTTGTGCGAATCATGTCGGCATGGGCCGCTTGCACCACTTCGGCCGTATTGGTGCGTAGTGGCGTCAAGAACCCTGCCAACAAGAAGAAGGCTGGGAGTGCCATGCCCCGCGAAACGGAAGCGATCCAGTCGCCGGCTGTTACTGGTCGATCGATCGAGATCCAGAACGCTACACTGTTGAACATCGAGAACAGCACCAGCCCGACCGTAATCCGGAGGTGGAACTGGAACTTGCGATCCGCCGCCACCCACAGCGGGCCCTTGAAAGGGTGGCTATCACGCTCCTCCTTCAGGCCGCGCGCCAAGCGCTGCGAGAGGAAGCTGTGCACCTCAACAGCCAGCGCTGTAGCAATGCCGACCACATAGATCACGTTCGCGTTGAGGCCAAGCGCCTGGCCAGTGAAGAATGCCGCGGTGCCCAGAAACAGCGACACGAGGTAGACGAACAAGATGTTGTTCGACATGAAAACCTCGAAGCGCTCGATGAACCGGTGGGCCATGATACGGTCTCCTTTGTTTACTCGGGTCGCACCTCTCTTGGTACTACATCAGTACCTACATGATTGAGTATACTCCCGACCCGCTGAGAAGGCACGTAGCTTTTACCCGCCGGGCTGAAAATTGACCCGAATGGGGGATTCCCGGTAGCAGTAAAAGAGCCTGTCCAGAGGAGGACAGGCTCGACGCTTAGTTGTGACCAGTAAGCTTGAAGTTGGGCTGGATACGAATCCCCTTGTACATGGGCCCGTTCATGGTCTTGCGCCGCTGCAGGCCGCGCTCGACCAAACGATTGGCAAACGCACGCCGTGAGCGATCCTCGATCTCGCCGTACTCCTCGAGGAACGCTTTCCACGATTCGTAGAGCGGCGTGAAAGCGGTCTCGACCCCTTTGTCCAACTCGCAGCACTCGTTGATCCACTCGCCCAGTAGGTCCGACTCGGTGCGGTAGTTCTTGGTGGCGCCCAAGACCTCCTGGGGCGGGTTGAGGCCTTGTTGCTGCCATTCGAGGCACCCGGCGATCAGCCAGTTCAAGATGCCCGCAGCCTCGGCACGCAGTTTCTCGGGGAGCTCTTTGTCCTGCTCATCAATCTGGACCTCGAATAGCAGGACAAAGATACGCCGCCAGAATCCGTGACTTTGGTCGCGTACCGGGGGAAAGTGGTTTGCCGACAAAATCAGCTTCGCCACCGGCTTGAACTCGAAGAACTCACCGCGCATGAAACGCGCCGAAATGGTATCGCCGCCGGTCAGTTCTTTAATACGTCCGGTGGCAAGCCGTTTGTTCTTGTCCGGCTCTTTGGCATAGACCAAACGCCGACCAGGGAGCTTGGCGATATCGTTGGGGATGGTCTCACCTTGGCGTTCCAAGAACAGCGAGCTCGGTGCCGTCAACGCATAATCGCCCAAGCTGTATGCGGTGGCCTCCGACAGCGTGCTCTTGCCATTCGACCCGGGCCCGATAAAGAGCACCCAGGCCTGCTCGGTGGTGAGTCCGGTGAGACAGTATCCCAGAAACCGCTGCAGAAAGGCAATCACCCGCTGATTGCCTTTGAATATGGTTTCCAGGAATCGCTCGAATGTTGGACACGTCGCGGTTGGATCGTACACCGTGTTGGTCACGCGATGCAACATGTCTGCCGGGTTGGCCGCACGCGTTTGGCCAGTATGCAGATCCACCACTCCCGACAAGGTATTGAGCAGCCACGGGTCACGATCGAAGTCGTCGGGGTGTGCCACCACTGCCGGAAACTTAGCGGCCTCCAACAACGAGCTCTCTTGGGTGGCATGCATCTCGCTGCGCATCAGCCACTTACGGAGCATGTCGCGGATCTCATCGGTCTGGGCTTTCTCCATCTCGGCTTTAATATCTTTGGGTATCTGCTGCATCATGTGGCGGGCACGCTGATGCTCGTCAATCACCCAGTTGTAGCCGGTCCAGTACATCCACTTGGCCCACACCGCGTTGTACCGTACTTGCTGGCCGTAGCGTGCTATGAAGCGCCGCGCATTGCCCATATCGGTGGGCGTAAATCCGCCCACGTCTTCAGAGGTAAACGCGGCTACGCGGCGCGGCTTCAGTTTGGTACTGCGGAACGTGGCTAGTATCTCGTCTTCGGTATACTCGCCCTTGCCCTCTTGGTACCGCACGGTCTGCTGGTAGTGTAGCGCCAAGATTAAGGCCACGTTCTCGGGTACCCGATTGTCCAGCAATTGCTGTACTACATAGGAGCCAATATCGTTGCGGTTGCCGACCTTGCCTTCGTTGAGGTAGCGCCGGTACCAGGTTTGGATCTTCTCCAGCGTGGTCAACAGATCCCGCAGCCGCTGCGGGATCGTGTCGAGTACATTACTTGGCTCGTGTACCCAACTATAGGTGCCGCCCTCTGGATGCAAGCTGGGAGGCGCTACCACGTACCCGGTCTCCGCGCGTATGTCGAGGCCGAAGATGTCGGCCCAGTTGTGGGACTTGACCTCATACTGGCCACGTCCCAGGTACAGGTGGTCGCCTTTGCCAGTAGCTGCCCACGCGAACTGGTCCGGAATGTCGTATTCCTCGATCAGGCGTTTGGCAACCGGCTTATCAAGATCCAGGATTACCAGATTACTGGGGCCTGGCACTACTCCCACGTTGGCATTGGGGTTGGAACGCCACCAGGCACGGATCTGGTCTGGATCGGTGGTCGCATTGAGAAATCCGTTAGCTGTCGCGGGTTCTTTGCGGCCCGGTTGTACCGGGAACACATGCCACCCGAAACATGTGGCGTATTCCAATGCAGCGGCCAGAAAGGGGTTGTTGGCCTCGTGCATCGTCCTACTCCTCGGCGGGCTGATCCAACTGGTTCACAGCGACCTGGATACGCGGGTCGTTGATCACCAGCTCTGACACGAACCCGGAGCGATTGTCGGCCAACGCGTCAATAGCGCGTAGGACACGAATCGGCAACGTGATGCTGATACTGGTGCGCTTCTGGTCCCACGGCTTACGAGGCCGGCCGACCGGGTTGCTGATGGACATGGTATGTCCGTTCCTTTCCTGTGGTGTGAACGCCTGGTGTAACGCGCGAGGAAGGTACAGCACGTACTGCAGTGAGGATATGGGAGTTAGTATACGCTGATTGACCTGCAGTGCGTGCGTACTCTCTTAGTATATATCGGCACGATCAAAACTGCAACCGGGCTTTTTGGATTATCTGGATACTATTCGTGCCACAGAGAGAAGTGAACATGATTCCCGATCGATGAGCGATAATGAGCGAGCCAAATGCGATCGGTAATGTGGCCCCTGCACAATTTATGTGGGTTGACAATAAGAGATGATCGATATGATCGATAAAACTGTGATCCATATATACAAATCCAACACTTTCTCTCATTATATATAATTACCCCCTCATGGAACGGTCATATCGGTCATGAGGGCATGGCAGCGTATAGCTAGTGTGCATTCGCCGCGATTCCCGATAGGGAAATATCGCTCATGATCGATCAGCGATCGGGAATCGTGGCTCGGATTTCGCGCAAAAAACTCCCTGTGCCGCTGGTCACAGCAAGCACAGGGAATGTACGTCATATGCCCTGATGGCGCCAAATGGCCATTTACGTGCCAGGGGTCAGGAGTCCTTGCTCCGCAGCCTTGCGGCCCAGCTCCTCAAAGCGGGCCCGTTCTGCCGCCTCTGCTTGGAGCGCGAGGACGGTTTTGGCGACTGCTGGATCCTGTTGGATAATGTTCAACAGGAAAGCGTGGCGCTCGCCTTGGCGTGTGAGCCGTTCGACGGCCTGGTACAAGGTTTGCGGCATCTGGAGCGTGACTTGGACGCGCGGCTCAAGTGGCCGACTGTTTGGTGCCGGAGTGCTCGGTGACATGGTTCGGTCTCCTTTCAGCAGATGCAAGTATTACATCTGCTATAAGTATAGTCCGGCAGATCGATCGGTGCACGGGGCACGCGGGTGATGGTATAATAAGAGCAGAAAGGGGGGAACTGTTCCATGCCTCGTATTTTGATTCCCGAAGCTCCCGGAGACAACCGCGAGAAGCTCAAACAGGGTATTCTCGCTGAACTAGCCGAACACCGCGTCTTGCCGGTGTTCTTGATCTTGCCCAAAGAATCGCGCCGCGCCGTGCGGTATCTCTTGCAGGAACTGGCCCTCGAAGGCAAGGTGCAACGCTCCAAGTGGTACATCACCGGCTCACCCAGTGAGGTCTGGGCCATCAGTGAGCTCAACTTGCCGGAGGTCACGTATCCGGAAGGCCTCAATCGCAACGCTGCGCGATTGTATGCTTATATACGGAGCTTTCCCGGCCTCACGGGCACGCAGCTGGCACACGTGGTGGCCGCAGCCGAAGGGCGCCAGATTTTAGCGTGGCTCGAAGCTCAGGGCCGCATTGTCGTGGTCAAAGAAGACCCGCATCGCTTGCGTTACTACACACCGGATCGATTACCTGCCCCAAAGAGCCCGGAAGATCCCGTTGAAATGCCAGCGTAAGTGGGGTATAATTCAAGAGTACGAAGCACCCACACCTCCAAACACAAGTGGCTGGGTCTGGCAACGCGTGGGAACGACCTGTAGCATCTTGAAGGTGTTTCGTACTCTGGGCGCTGCTGAGAAGGCGGCAGTTATGCACGTTTTGGAAGGGGAGCGTGCATGGCGCGGGCGTTCAACTCGCCCAGCGTCCTCCAGGAGACTAAAATGACGACAGCAACAAGAGGGGCCGCGGTAGCACGCTGGAAGGCTAAAAACCGAGAAAAGGTGAAGGCCATTAATGCGGGCTATCGCGAGAGGAATCCTGAGAAAGTCCGGGAAACGCAGAACGCGTCAGCGAGAAAGCGTTATCACGCCGACGAGGACTTTCGCACTCAAGATCTGACCAGAAAAGCTGTTCGGCGTGAAGCCAACCGGGAGTACTATCGTCAGTACGGCCGAGACCGTTACAAAGCGGATCCCAGCCGGTATCGAATGCGCAACGCTATTCGCCGAGCCCAACTTGAGGCGGGCGAATATGTTAATATTCTCGAGGTGTTCGAGGCGAACAAGTGGGTTTGCCAACTATGCGGAGATCCCGTAGATCCGAACATTGCTTGGCCGGATCCAATGATGCCGTCACTGGATCACATCTTACCACTGTCAAAAGGTGGTACTCATGATCGTTCAAATGTCCAGCTGACACATCTGGGCTGCAACATGATAAAGGGTGCCAGGGTATAGCCGTACAGGCGCCCCTCCAAGTGGAGGAGAGAGGACAGGTATGAGTTGGAGTGTAAATGTGCCACCAACCCAGGTGGGACAGCTTGAGGCCGTACTCGATACGCTCAAGCCGGCGGGCCAGGATTTCCCGGAAGCGTTGGAGCAGCTCGAAGCGGCAAAAGCTTGCCTGCTGGCGGCTGTCAACTCCGGCGCACTGGGTGCGGTGACACCAGAGACTTGGGTCTCGGGCTACATGGGTGGTCATGCCAATCTCAAGCACGAGAAGACGCCAGGCTGGGCCAACGACTTCGTCTCCTGTACGGTGCAGGTTGCAGATCCGCCGGTTGTCAACGCCTCGGTGGTATTGGCCTCCGAGGACACGACGGGGGCGACGGGTACCGAGGACTAGGTCTGTGGGCTTGGAGCTGTCTTAACCATGCAGCTTGATGGGGCGGGTGTTGTGCATAACGAGTCCCCCCAGGCCCACCTTTGTGAGTTGGTCGCTGCAGAAGGGCTTCGTAGCGTTAAACGGTCAGGGGCTTTGGCAGGCTAGCGATGAAGCGCGCATGAACATCGTCGGCACGCGCCATAGACATCGGCCAACTCACCGGTGCGACGTACTGCGGCACGGGAAAGGGCTCCACGGGGCCTAGACCTCAAGGCGGGTACGTCGCCTTTCTTTTAGGGGCGCATATGAACGAAGAATTTCATGTGGGAGATATCGTGGTAGTCGAGTTGACTACGCACACCAATATGGTCACTGCCATTCGCCAGATTAATAGTATGCCGCATGGCACCTATGCGCTGTGCGGTCGTGGCTCCGGGCAGCAGTGGTTCTTAATCACCACGCTCCGCCAGGCAAGTGAGGAAGAAATTGGCCAAGCTCGATATCAACATGAAGCGTCGCGGTAACCGGCCGGCGCCAGAGGACATCGACGATACTGTCGAGACCGATGCCGTGCGGGAACTTGTTTCACGCGCTGGGGCACGTACCAAGCTATCGCCGGAATTAACCCTGGAGATCTGCCAACAGATTTGCCAAGGCGCCTCACCCCAGGCGGCTGCTGCCTCGTGCGGGCTGGTCGGCAATCGCCTCTGGAACTGGCTCAACTGGGGCAAGCAGGAATACGACGTGTTGCCGGATGAGGAGGCGCTGACCACCTACGCGCTTTTCTATGTCGCGGTGATGGCAGCTATCGGGGTAGCCCGTTCGGCGGCGGAACAGCGCGTGTGGTACGAGAAGCCCGAGATCTGGCTCACCAAGGGCGGTCTGTCGGGCAACTGGTCGGACGCGGTCGAGTTCCGTATTCCTGGGCAGCAAGAAGAGCGGCCGCAGATTGAGTCGCCGGTCAAGAGGCTCCCCGATAACCAGTTGGCGCAAGTGTTGCAGATTCTCGACGAAGTCGGCGCGTTTGAGGCCGCGATCCACACGCGCGATCCGAACACGTTGGTAGAAGTGGTGGAAGCCGACGAGTGAGCCGGCCCAAATGGGGCGTTGATGATATGCCCGAAATAGGGTATATTATTAACATACCGGAGCGCACAGGGCAATCCGGAAGCGTCGGCGGACTGACGTAAAACGCCGTAGGAGAAAGACCTTGGCGAAGTCTATTGTGATCTGTAGCGGCGGCTTGGACAGCGTCACGCTTGCTCATGTGGTGAGCGGCAATGGGACCGTGCAGGATGACCTGCTCCTGCTGAGTTTTGACTACGGCCAGCGGCATCGCAAAGAGCTCCAGTTCGCGGCACAAACTGCCAGACGGCTACATGCCGAGCACATCGTGATCGAGATGGACTTCATGGCCGAACTGCTCCACGGCTCGGCGCTGACAGCTCACGGCGGCGCAGTGCCTATGGGCCACTATGCTGCCGACAACATGAAGGCAACGGTTGTGCCGAACCGCAACGCGATCATGCTCTCCATCGCCTATGGGATTGCGGTGGCGGAACATGCCTCCAGGGTGTATACTGGGGTACATGCAGGGGATCATGCGATCTACCCCGACTGTCGGCCGGAGTTCATCGCAGCACTCAATACCGCGTTGCGATTGGGCAATGAATGGGCGGACCCACTGCCGATCCTGCGGGCGCCGTTCGTGATGTTGTCCAAGACGAACATCGCGCGTATGGCTGAGATTTATAGTGTGCCGGTGCAGGAGACGTGGTCCTGTTACGAGGGTGGCGATATTCACTGCGGCAAGTGTGGCACGTGTTCGGAGCGGCGCCAGGCCCTGTATCAGGCGCACGTGTACGATACGACGCCGTATGCTTGCACCTGGGAAGAGACCTGCGAAGTGGCACGTCTCGATCTGCACACTGGCGGAGATCTGTAGGAGACATGGTGGGGTCGCTTGAAGCCATTCAGAAGCTTCACGCACAGTTGGATATTCTGCAACTGCAGATTTCCGCGCTGCAGGCGACCCTTTCGGCCCTAACCATTCGGCCCATCGTGCCGTTGCGAACGCTCGTGTTCTATACTACGAGAGACGAGCACGCGCCGGCACGCTCGTTATTTGGCCATATGTGGGACTCTCCTGACTCTGAGGGTACCAGGCATAGCGGGTCTGGTATTCTCAGGGGAGAGGATACAGAGTATGGCGGCGATACCTAAATGGACGGGTCCGGTTCTCGAGAATATCCGGGAACGGGTGTCGCTTCATTGGAATGAGTTTATAGTTGGGGAGCCTACCACTCGCCAACTTGCTTTTTTGCTCTGTAATGATGTCGAGGAAGTTTTCTACGGGGGCGCAGCGGGCGGCGGCAAGTCGTACGGTATGTTGGCCGCTGCAGCGCAGTATGTTGACGTACCAGGATACAACGCCCTGATCTTGCGCCGCACGTTTGCCGATCTCTCGAAACCGGGCGCGCTGATTCCACTCTCCATGGAATGGTGGGGTTCGCGCAACGATGTCAAGTACGATAGCGCGTTACATCAGTGGCAATTCCCCAGCGGCGCTACCATCTCGTTTGGCTACCTCGATTCCAAGAATGATATCTACCAGTACCAGGGCGCCGCGTTCCAATTTATTGGCTTCGACGAGCTGACGCAGTTCTACGAGCCGTGGTACTTGTATCTGTTCTCGCGCAAACGGCGCCGCATCGAGCTCGGTATCCCGACACGCGTGCGGAGCGCCAGCAACCCGGGCGGCCTAGGCCACGAATGGGTGCGCCAGCGATTCTTGATTGATGGGCGCAAGTTCGGGCGCGTGTTCGTTCCGGCCAAACTGACCGATAACCCGCACCTGGACCAAGAGGACTATCAACGCTCGTTGGAGAACCTGGATCCGATCACGCGGGCGCAGTTGCTTAATGGCGACTGGAACGTGATCCCCGACGGCGAACTGTTCAAGCGCGAATACTTCCAGATTGTCGACGACTACCCGATGCACTCTAAGATTGTACGGTTCTGGGACTTTGCAGCAACGCGCAATACTACTAGCGCGTTCACAGCGGGTGCGAAACTGGCAACACACCAAGGGCAGTATTGGTTACTCGACATGGTGCGCTTTCGCGGCGATCCTCTGGCGGTTGAGAATACGGTCCGTTTGGCTGCAGAGCTGGACGGTACGAATACGCCGGTGTATATTGAACAAGAACCTGGCTCTGGTGGTATTAATACCATCTCACATTATCAGCGCAATATACTGCGAGGCTACAATGTGAATCCGTACCGCCCCGATCGGGACAAAGTCTCACGCGCCGGCCCGCTGAGCTCTGCAGCTCGGGCCGGCAACCTGTTTCTGGTACGAGGCAACTGGATCAATACTTGGCTCGAAGAGGCCCTCGCGTTCCCGCACGCGTTTAAAGACCAGATCGATGCAACTTCTGGCGCGTTCACTGTGCTGAACTTGGCACCGCGCCCGAATATACGGAGCCTGAGGTGATTCATGGCAATGCGTGACTGGGTCGGCAAACAAGCCGTGCGGTGGGGCGTGCGTTTGCTAGGACCCGAAATGCGGAAGGATAATCCAGTCGGGCGATCCCTGGTAGCTATCTCCACTCCTGGCAGGCCGGTGTGGACGCCGGTGGAGTATCAGAAGCTTGCCGAGGAAGGATTCAACCGCAATATTTACGTGTATCGTTGCATCGATTACGTCTCCACCACCTGCGCCGGTATTCCGTGGCTGATGTTCAGCAAGTCACGTTCCAAGTTGACCGAGATCGAAGACCACCCGCTGCTGGACTTGCTGGACAAACCCAACCCCTTTCAGGCCGGACCCAAGTTCATTGAGGCAGTGGTCGCCTACCTGCAGTTGGCCGGGAACAGCTATATCACCACCGCCGGGCCCTCGGGCAACAAACCGCCGCTAGAACTGTGGACGCTACGGCCCGATCGGGTCAAGGTGGTTCCGGGCGATGCGGTGACATTGGTTCGGGGATACGAGTACACCGCCAATAACGTCACGGTTGGGGGTATGGACACCATCAATACGCGGCATCTTAAGACCTTTCACCCTACCAACGACTGGTACGGTCTCTCGCCGATCCAAGCGGCCGCGCGTTCCATCGACCAGAATAATGAGGCCAAAGCGTGGAATGTGGCGATGCTGCAAAATGGAGCTAAGCCCACTGGGGCGCTGTCCTCGACAGGCAGCATTTCCGATGACGAGTATGACCGATTACGGCGGCTTCTGAACGATGAGTGGACGGGCACTACCAACGCCGGGACTCCGCTGCTGCTTGAGGGCGGCATGACGTGGCAAGAGATGGGCGTGAGCCCCAAGGATATGGACTGGCTTGAGGGCCAGAAGCTCTCTGCGCGTGAGATCGCGATTGCCTTCGGGGTCCCGCCGGAGCTGATCGGAGATAACTCCAACAAGACGTACTCCAATTACCAAGAAGCACGCAAGGCCTATTACGAGGAAAAGATCCTGCCGTTGATGGATTGGCTCCAGGCCGAACTCAACGAGTGGCTGACCGTGCGGTATGGCGACCAGTACGTGCTTATGTACGACAAAGACTCGATCGAGGCGCTACAAGAAGATCGCCAGGTAGTATGGACCAATGTACTCAACGCGGTCAAGGCGGGGGTCCTGACGCCTAACGAGGCTCGTGAGGAACTGGGCTACGAGCTCTACGAGAATGAGGCCGCAGATCTCTTGTACATGACCACCGAGCAACTCCCGATCGAGCAGGCCGCCGAGCCACCTGTGGTACCGCCGGTGTCCTTGCTGCCGGGCCAAACGGTCGAGAACCCCAACCCGCCCGATCCAAACACAGGTCCTGCCCCAACCGGTGCAGAACCGGCGGTTCCTGGGGCAGAACCAACGACGCCCGCTGCACCTGTGGCACCTGCGGGGGATGAGAAGCGCCGCCCTTTCGTCTCAAAGCGCGGAGTGATGACGATCGAGTACGCCTCGGGCAAGAAAAAGAGCGTGCCCGCACCTCGTGGTACACAGCGATCGAGACTGTTGTCGACAAGCAGTTCGGCAAAGAGAAGCGCGCCGTCCTCGAAGCCTTTCGCAGCAGCGTTGACGCACAACACGGACTGAGCGTGGTGTCGGCCTATCTGATGTCGGACCCAGCCAAACAGGCCTGGCAGCAACTATTGGTTGCAACCTATGTGGCCGTGGGACAGGACTTTGGTACTATTACGGCCAAAGAGTTGGATCCGTACACCAGTGCCAAACTGTGGGTGCCGTCAAAGCGCAAAGATGACTACGATGTTGATATGGATCCAGACCTGGAGGATCTCTATGACGAGGATCCGTGGCTGGAAGATGTGGTGGATTATATTCTTGGCCCTGTGGGTCTCTCGAAGGTATCCGATATCACCGATACCACCCGCGATCAGGTTGCCCAAGTGGTGGCTGCGGCTGTTGAGGCCGGCCTGGGTATGGACGACATTGCCGCGAGTATATCGAGTCTATATGTGGGCCTGGGATCGCGCGCTACTATGATCGCGCGGACCGAGACTGTGGCGGCGAGTAACTGCGCCAGTCAGCAGTATGCGTTGGGCACGGGACTCACTCTGGTGCATACATGGCTGGCAACCGGGGGATTACGTACTCGCGAGACCCACGCTGCCGCAGATGGGCAGCAGCAAGCACTCACGGATCCGTATGATGTCGGTGGCTCTCAGCTGATGTTCCCGGGGGATAGTTCTTTGGGGGCAGATGCAGGAGAGATTGTGAACTGCCGCTGTACCGAGACATACGATCCGGCGTAGGGGGAGACATGTTCGGAGATATTTTGTTCTACCGCAGTGACGGATCGTTCACGTCCCACTTGATTGAGTGGCGCACTCAATCAGACGTGGTGCATGTGGCGATCCGTTGGGACGATACGACGCAGGTAGCGGCTATGAACAACGGCGTGGTACTGATGGAGTACCAGCGCACAGGGCTGGTCTATCGGCCGCGACCCCTGATCTCCTTGCCCAAACAGGACAGTGTGCGGGACTGGTTGCATGCTCAGGTAGGGGACGAGTACTCGTACGAAGATATCTACGACGATATACTCAAGTTGAGTGGCAGAGCACTCCTGATCGGCCGCAAGGCTTTCGACTGTAGCCACCTGGCCGCGGCATTCCTGGCCAAGTGGGGTGATCCGGCGGTGTCCAAGTTTCAGCACTTCGAAACGGTGACGCCGGGTGATCTAGCGCGAGCGTGCGGCTACCAGCACTAAAGCCATTTGGGTCAATTTTACAAACTGAGCGTGACGGGGTCGTGCAGTTTGCGCGTTGGCGCGGTATCATAACCATAGAACTATACCCCGGATGTGCACCCGGGAGGAGATAGACATGCCAGTCCGTATGAAAACGGCCCCTTCGCACAAAACTCTGGTCCTGCACGACTTCAAGGCCTTGGATGATACCACGGGCAAGTTTTCCGGGTATCTGTCCACGTTCGGCAATGTTGACTATGGTAATGACTCGGTGCAGCCCGGAGCGTTTGTCAAGACTATCCGCGAAGCCAAAAGTACGCAGTCGGCAAGTGATTCGCCGTATCTTTTTCCGATCCTCTGGCAGCACAACCCCAACGAGCCGATCGGCGGCTTTGTCAATATGGCGGAGGATGCCAAGGGACTCTATGTCGAGGGTGAACTCGATATGGATATCCCACAAGGCCAGCGGGCGTATAGCGGGCTCAAGAAGAAGTACATTCGGGGCATGTCCATTGGCTATGATACGGTCAAAGAGCGTTGGGAGAAGGGCGTACGCAATCTGATCGAGCTGCGCCTGTGGGAAGGGTCCATTGTTACCTTTCCAATGAACGCGGAGGCGGATGTGACTACGGTGAAACGACGTGGCGCCGGAAAGCAGCGCCCGATTCCCCCGCGCCTGCAAAAGTCCGTCAATGATGGCGGCATTGCGGCAGTCGCGTGTCTGGCGCAGTACATCGATGATGCTACCGATGCCTTGGTGCAGTACTGTGACATGTTGGTGCAGCTGCTCGGTATCCCGGATCCAGATGGCATGGATAATGCCGCCCTCCAGACTGTCTCGGCTGCAGTGGCGGCTGTGGCCGGGGCAGAAGGTGTACAAGATCTAGCCCGACAGCTGGATACGGAATCGGACGTGGTAGCTACTGCGGCTGATAATCTTCTCGCCGCACTGGGTATCGCGGACGACGATGACTCTGATTATTCCTATGGTTACTATGGCGGATATATGTCCGCAGGTGCACCCGATGAGGCAAAGGTCGGCCGCACGTTCTCTGCCGCCAACGAAAAAGCGTTGGGGGATATTGCCGATAGCCTCGCGGGACACGCGACATCGATGAAGGGCATGTTGGGCGGCACTTACGACTCTGGTGACAGCAAAGGCGCTGTACAGGATGAGACTAAGCCGTCAACTGACACGCCCCGCGAGCAGCCGGAGCATAAGGCCACCACTGCCGCGCCCTCTGAGCCGGCCCAAGCCACTCAGGACAGCGACTACAGTGACGTCCTGGCGCAACTTCGCGCCCTAGCGAACTGAATGGGAGGCACACAAGTGCCAGACGACCAGAAGGCGCTTGGCGACCAGCTCCGAGAGCTTACTGCCGCTCTTCGCGAGAAGGCGGATCGCCAAGATCAAGAAATCAAGACGGTTGGTGCTTCGTTCCAGGAGACCAAGAACGCCCTTACCGAGATCAGCTCGCGCATCGACGTGGTCGAGACCCTGATGCGGCGCCCGTATGTCGGCAGCAATGCGCAGATCGCGGACATGTCCGCCGAGCGCAAAGCGTTCTCGAAGTTCGTGCGCGCCGCCAAGTTCAGCAACATGGAGCCCGCGTATCAGCAGGCCATGAAGCTGGCGGGTCCGGAAGATGCGAAGGCGCTGTCGCTGTCAGACGACACGACCGGCGGCTTCTTGGCTCCGGACGAATGGGTCAAAGACATCATCAAGGGTGTCGTGCTGATCTCCCCGATCCGGCAGATCGCCAACGTGCGGTCCACCACGATGCGATCGGTCATCATGCCGGTCCGCACAGGGCTGTTCGCGGCCAGGTGGGTCAATGAGATCACGACCCGCACCGAGACGACTGGTCTCCAGTTCGGCCGCCAGGAAATCCCGAACCACGAGATGTATGCCGAGGTGATTATCTCGCAGCAGGATCTCGAGGACAGCGCGTTCGATCTGGACGCTGAGATCCAGACGGAGACCGCGGAGCAGTTCGCGGTGGCCGAAGGCAAGGCGTTCGTCAATGGCACGGGTGTAGGTCAGCCGTTCGGCCTACTGGGCGCCAACACCGGTGTGGCGCAGGATACCTCGGGTACGGTGGGGACCCTGAAGTTCGACGACCTCATCACGTCCATGTACAACCTGAAGTCGGCCTACGCGGGCAACGCGCAGTGGCTGATGCGCCGTGAGACCATCGGCTACATCCGAGGCCTCAAAGATACCCAGAACCGCTATCTGTGGGAGCCGAGCTACCCCGATGGCCTGGGTGGCGCGCAACCGGCGACGATCCTGGGTCGTCCGTACATGGAAGTGCCGGACATGCCGCTCGTGGCAACCGGCGCGTTCGCGGTGATGTTCGGCGACTTCAAACGCGCGTACACAATCATCGATCGTGTACAGATGGTCGTCAAGGTTTTGACCGAGAAATATGCCGAGTCGGGCCAGCTGGCGTATCTGACGCGCAAGCGTGTCGGCGGCCAGGTGGTGCTGCCCGAGGCGATGCGGATCATCAAGATCCAGTAGGCTACGGCCCAAGGATCACGAGTCTGGTGGGCTACACTTCGGTGTAGCCCCAGGAGTGTGAGATGCGAGACCAACTTCGCGAGATTGCGCCTTCACTGGCCCTCGCGCCTGCGGCTCGGTCTGGGGCAACTAACAATGGCCTTGGGATCGACCGCCAACTGGGCGAAGCGCTGACCTTCATCTTGGCGATCGGCGTGGTGACAGACGGCACGCACACGTTCAAGCTCCAGGAGTCGAGCGACAATGCCACGTTCACGGACGTGGCGGCGTCTGACCAGCTGGGTGTCTTCACGAGCGCGACTTCTGGTGGTGGCGGCACGGCGGTGCAAGCTGTGGCGTATATCGGCTCGCTGCGCTATGTGCGTATCGTGCAGCTGATCGCGTCCGGTACGACAGGTGCGGTGACTTCCGCGGTCGCCTTCCTCGGCTACCTGCGCTATGCGCCGTCGGGATCCACGATCGTCTAGTATGCGGATACGCATGCTTCAGACGCGCTTGGGGTCCCCGAACGGTACCGACGTGCACGAGTATGTGGCGGGCGAGGAATACGACGAGACAACTTTCCCGCCACTGTCTCGAGAACTCGCGGAAAGTTTTGTACATCGGCACGTTGATGTTGCGGAGTGGGCAGATGTCGAAACTGGACCCGGACAACTTCCTGATACGCGACCTGAAGAGGCGCAACAGGATCTCCCCGCAGCTCCTCACCGCCCCAAGCGTCGAACCAGTGACGCTCGACCAGGTAAAAGCGTACCTGAAAGTTGACTTCACCGATGAAGACGCTATGCTCGCGGGACTCATCTCTCGGGCACGGCGTGGGGTGGAGGAGTACACACGGCGCGCGTTGCTAACTCAGACCTGGCAACAGCTGATGGACTATGGCCCATTCATGACTGAGATTGCTCGGCCGCCGTTACAGTCCGTGACCAAGATTGAGGTCACGGGCTTTGATGGTACCGCCACGCAAGTAGATCCGACTGTGTTCGTAGTGGATACGGTATCGACGCCTGGACGCATTATCCTCAACCCCGGACAGGTCTGGCCTGTATGGCCTACCATGCGTGGTTTTGCTTCGTTCAAGATCACGTACACTGCCGGATATGGGAGCCTTGCGTTGGCCGTGCCAGATCCATTTATCCAGGTCATCTACGAGTTGATCGCGTTTTGGTACCTCAACCGCGAGGGCCAAAACGTGCCCAACGATATCTATCAGGATCTCGACACGTTCCGCCTGCGCGGACCGCTACAGCAATCCTACCGGCCGTGGCCAGCAGTGTACCAGGCGTGGTTCTAAATGCCAGTAGATAAATTCCAGTTTAAGCCGGTCGGCGCGGGACCTAAGAACCGCCGGATCGAGATACAGGCCAATCAGCCGCGGCAACAAGCCGGAGGTCGATTGGCCGAGAACTGGGTGACTATGTGGAAGGTATGGGCCAGTCTGACCATGTACAAAGGCGTCGAGCAATACGTACAAGGTCAAGTAGCCGGCCACACTTTCTACTACGTCAACATCTGGTGGCGCCCCGGAGTCACACCGGACATGCGCATCAAGTACACCACGCCCACCGGCGTGCGAATATTCAACATTCGCTCGGTGGACGATATCGCAGAGCGACATCGCGAGATCAACCTGTTCGTCGAGGAGCTCAACGGCCAATGAGCATATTGGTGGCAGGTATCGCAGAGGTAACTGCGGCTTTTAAGCTAGCCTCGGTGCGCATGACTACGGCCACACAGCGCGGGTTGGATCGAGCCGCGCTCCTGGTGCAAAAGGACGCAAAACAAGCGGCCCCGGTACTCACCGGGCGTTTACGGGCAAGCATCGCCATTCGGGCCGGGGACACTCCGCTTAGCCGTGAAATCTACTCAGATGTGGAATATGCTATCTATGTAGAGATGGGTACGCTGCGGATGCGGGCACAACCTTTTATCTACCCGTCTTTGAACAAGAACTTTCAGGCTTGTCTTAATGCCTTGGCGAGCGAGATTAACCTAGAGTTCGGGGTGTAAGATGGCATACGATACGGCGGCGTGGGTTCTGCAGGAGACAGTATTTGCCACTCTTACGACGGACACAAACCTGGTTAGCCTGCTTGGGACAACCGCCGGGCTGGTTGGAGTGTATGACGAGGTACCGGAGAATGCCACATTCCCGTACGTAGTGCTCAATGATCAGACCACGGAGAAGGTGGACGATACGTTCGATGGACAATCTGTCCAGGGCACGTTCACGATTGATATCTGGTCGCGCCAGTTAAGCTGGCAAGAAAGTCTTGCTATTCTCGGGCGCCTCAATGCACTCTTGCATCGGCAGACTCAAGCCACATTACCATTACCGGGCGGTGTGTGGTCTTTGATCGGCATCCGGTATGACAACATGGTACAAGCACGTGATCCAGATGGTATATCACGGCACGTGCAAGTGCGGTATCAGTACTGGGCGGAGGAGCTCTAATGTCGACGTTCGTGGGCACAAGCGGCAACGTCAAGGTTGGGGCCAGCCCCACTCCCGTGGCCGAAATGGACCAGTGGGAACTGACGGTTGTTGACAATCTCAACAAGATCACCAAGTTCGGACAGGCTTGGAAGACGCAAACCTCCGGTATTCGTGAGTGGTCCGGAAAGTTCGGCGGCCGCTGGGATATGACCGATGTCAACGGTCAGGCTACTCTGCAGACCGTCATGACCGGCACACCTGCGCTAGTCCAGGTGGAGTTGGATATCGACGGCACCCACCACTACAGCGGCTCGGTCTGGATCAAGCAGATCCAGATCAAGCAGGTAGTCGAAGGTGTGGCCACTGCAGACTTCGATTTCGATGGTGACGGCACTCTCACAGCCGTGTAAGGTAGGCGCGCGTGACGACCTTCAAAGGAGCTACTGCCGACTTTTACGTGGCAACTGGTAGTCCTGTTCCATTCACCAATCTCGCGCTGACGGACTCGGGGGATCATGCCACGTATGGTCTCTCGAGTTCAGACACGCATAGGTACTGGGACGAAAATACTGCCGTCACGATCCAGACCAGCCCCGACGGCGTCACATGGTCTACAGTGGCAACTAGTAACTACACGCTCCAGTACGTGGGCGGCAAGGTAACGTTCACTGCAGCTCAAGCAGGCGGCACTCAAGTACGGGCTTCTGTCGGCGCCTACTTCACAGTCAGCCAATGCGGCTCGGGCGTGGATTGGGAGTTAACTACCACCACCAGTTTAAACAAGGCTACGGTGTTCGGCGGGTTGTGGAAACAGCAGCGCCCCGGAATTCACGACGCGAGTGTCAAGTTCAGCCGCCTGTACCTAGACCTGTATTTCGTCCAGAGTATGGGGGTGCCCTTTATCGCGTCCCTCTATGTGGACACTGTTTCTGGTCACCGCTACGAGGGATACGTCCGCTTTAAGCAGGACCAGATCAAGAACTCGGAAGAGGCGATCCCGACCGAGGATGTAGATCTCGATCTGGACTCTGCTCTCTACTATCTCTAGGAGTGCAACATGTCTTCGCCCCAGCCGGTAGGGCCGTCCGCAGCCGACCTGCGGCGCATGATTCTGGAACAGCAGAACATGCCCGAGGAATTGGTCACTGTCCCCGAATGGGGCGGGATCACATTTCTGATGGTGGGTCTCAACGCCTACGACCGATCTCAACTGCTCAACGCGAGCCTGAACAAACTCACGGGCAAGATGGACTCGGTCCGCATGTATCCGCTGATCATGGTGGAGTGCGCCAGGCACCCGGAAACACGTGAGCCGATCTTCACGCGCTCGGATGTTGATGCATTGAACAAGCTCTCGGGTAAGGCGTTGGAGCGCGTCGCTCAAGTCGGCGTGCGGCTCAACGGGCTGTCCGAGGACTCGCTCAAAGATGCAAAAGACGAATCCTCGCCGACGGAACCCACCGCTTCTATCTAGAGTTGGCGGCGAAACTCGGATATGCCAATTGGCGTGACATGCTCCGAGAAATGTCTGGCGAGGATGTTGTCGAGTGGATGGCTCTCTGGGAAATCTGGGCCCAAGAGCGCAAAGATGCCAACAAGGGTAGGTGATGTATGCCGCTGCTAGGCGAGCTGCTCGTGCGGATCTCCGCCGACGCAACGGCATACGCGGCCCAGATGGCATCGGCAGCCACTAAGACCGAAGAGTTCGGAGCCGAGGCGGCCGCGGCACACGATACGCAGAGTGGGCTCATGGGCGGCATGATGGGTATGGCCAAGTTTACCTTGGTCTCCCAAGCCGTCAGTTATGCTTTTGTCGGTATCCAGAACGCGATCAAGGATACGATCGACGTTACCAAACAGCACGAGCTGGTCCAGCAGCAAACCGCGGATGTGATCAAGTCCACAGGCGGTGCGGCGGGCCAGACAGCTACCTCGATCGACGATCTTGCCGAGAAGTACTCGCGCCTCACCATGTTCTCCGATGACACGATTGCAAGCACCGAGAACATGCTCCTCACGTTTACCAATATCAAGGGCAACGTATTTCCCCAGGCCACTACTGCCGTGCTCAACGTGGCGCAAGCGATGGGAGAGGATACCAAGTCCGCGGCTATCCAATTGGGCAAGGCGCTGAACGATCCGCAAAAGGGCATGTCGGCGCTGCAGCGTATTGGCGTCACGTTCGATGCCACCCAGAAGAAGCAGATCGCCAACTTCGAGAAGTCGGGCAATATGGCCGGAGCGCAGGCCATCATCCTCAAAGAGCTGAACAAGGAGTTTGGCAATAGTGCGCAGGGCGCCGGTAAGACTATGGCAGGTGCCTTAGCTATCCTGCACAACAACCTGTCTATTGTCGAAGAGAAAATAGGCAATGCGGTCATCCCCGTCTTCACGCAACTAGTGACTGCTGCCATGCCGCTGGTGGGGATTATAGGTACGGGCCTGGCGGATGCGTTCGATGTGGTAGGTGGGTGGCTCAAGCAGATCGGACCTCTGTTCTCGCAGGTCTCACTCACCGTAGGCCCCTTTGCCGGTATCCTGTCCAACCTAGAGGCCCACGCGGACGGTATCGGCTCCACGTTCATGAACCAAGTAGTGCCAGCTTTGGAGGCTTTCATACCTTCGGGAAACCAGATATCCGGGATTGTAACTGACCTCCAGAATGACTTCAATCAATTAGCCCCGATCGTGGCGAACATTGCGGCGGCGATCATGGACGGGTTGAACCAGGCTCTAGGCACGCTGGCCCCGCTTATCTCCACGCTCGGTGGTTTATTTACGGGGACAATTATCCCGGCCTTCATAGCCCTGCTACCGCATATCATCAACTTGTACGATGGAGTGGCGCAGATCTTGCCGCCAGTGTTGAGTCTCGCCAATGCTATCTTGTCGGTGGCAGTGGGAATCGCCACTGGCTTGGCTCCAGTGCTACAGGTGCTGATCCCGATCCTGACCCAACTCTATGGCTGGATCGCCGACCAAGTCGGAGCCGCTCTCAAGGCGATGGCTCCGGTGGTGCAGCAAGCCTCGGATGGCGTCAATAAGTTCTCGGGACAGCTGTCCGAGAAACTTGAACCCGCGATGAAAAGAGTAGGCGCCGCCATTCAGACCATGGTGGCGTTTATTCAGCCTCTGTGGAATGCTGTGTGGCCCGGCATGGAAGAGGTATTCGCAGGTGTATGGTCGATCATCCAGGGCATTATCCAGATCGCCTGGTCGATCCTTTCGAACACGTTTCTCTTCTGGCTCGACATTATCTCGGGCAACTGGAGCGGTGCTTGGCAAGATATGCAGAATATGTTTTCTGGTATCTGGCAGGGTATAGAAAAGATCCTAGGCGGAGTGCTCCAAATTATCTGGGGCTCCGTGCAAGAGTGGTTCGGGACTATGTTCAATGGTTTTAAGGGCGCAGGAAGCAATATCATGAACGCGCTTACCAGTGCTGTTACCGAAGGTGCTTCCAAGTTCCTCAGCAGTCTCAAGAGCATGGCCTCCAACGCTCTCTCGGCGGTGAAGGGCGTCTTCGGGATCCATTCGCCCTCTACGGAATTTGCGGCTATCGGTACCAATATCTCGTTGGGCCTGATCCAAGGCGTACAAGGGGTGGACGTGGCAAGTCAGGTCTCCGACCACATGGCAGGGGCCATTACGGCCATGGGCAGTCCTACCATCACGGGAGCTGTACCGAGCGGAGACGCGTTGAGCGGCAGTGGCAGTGGTGGAGGGCGCCCGCTGACCATTATCTTCCAGATGCCTGATGGACAACAGATGGTACAGTATCTTGGGCAACCTCTGGCGGATGAGTTGCGCGTGAGACTCGGTCTCAAGTTCTAGGAGCACAGCGTGTCAACGGCTTCGGTATTGATCTCCAACGCCTCAGTGGGCTTCGCCAGCGCCTCCCTCCGCATCGAAGATCGGGTTGAGGAGCGGACGACGGCTAACTTTGTGATTGTAGATACTGCCGGCACGTCCCACTATCTCAAAGGGCAACCTGTCGAGGTCTGGGTCAACAGCGTACTGCGCTTTAGCGGCCAACTGGAGCAGCCCGCGGAACAGAAGGTGCCCGGTTCAGGGGTATTGCTCACCACGTGCACGTGTTCCGATAATCACTATCGTGCCGACAAACGCACTGCGGCCAAGTCTTATGTCAGCTTGACCGCTGGGGCCATGGTGCAGGATCTGTACAACACGTATCTGTTCGGCGAAGGGGTTGAGGCCAGCTTCGATACCACTAATCGTTGTACCCCTAACCAATCCAATCCCGATGTAGACATTAGCGCCTTTGCAACCTTTGGTACTGCTACCCTGACTCAGGACACGGCCACCTCTATCGTCGGGCGTGCGGCGTGTAAGGCGTTCTGCAGCGGGTCGACTAATCACCAAGGCGTGCAGATGATTGTGCCGATCTCGGGCGTTTTTTCGGCTAGTACTCAGTACACGGTCAGCGCTTATATCCGCGGCCCGCTCACGGCAGCGGGCAACTTGGCCGTGAAGTTCTCCGCGTGGCAGTCGGGACCCTCTCAGACAGTTACCACGCAACAGGCTATTACCCTTACTAATAAATGGCAACGAGTCTCAGCCACGTTTACCACACCTGGCACCATTACGGCCACGGGCTATGGGGTCATGGTCGAGACTGGCACGGTGACCGGCCAGACAACCACCATCTGGATCGGAGCCGTCCAGATCGAAACCGATGCGGCTGCATCGGCTTGGCAGCTTGGACAACATGGGGTAACCAATACCACGGTACAACAGGGTAATCTACTCACGGAGCAAGTGTGCAACTACATTACCGTGGCAGTATCGTTGGACCAGATTTCCGCTAAGACAGGGTTCACTTGGTGGATCGATGCCTGGCGCATACTCTACTTCCAGCAGTACACCCTGCGAGCTGCTCCCTGGAGCATCTCCAAAGATGTCACCACCCAGACTTACCTAAACTTACTAGAAGCGACCATTAAGGTTACCGATGGTAACCCAACTTATCGTAATACGCAGTACGCGCTGGGCGGGGTCAATACCACTGCCACGCAGACCGAGACGCGTGTCGGCGATGGAAACACGCAAGCTTGGGCTATGGCGTTTCCGCTGGCGAAGGTACCTACGATCAAGGTGAACGGCGTAACCAAAACCGTCGGAATCAAAGGTGTCAGTACTGGCAAAGACTTCTACTGGAGCAAAGGGGATGCAGTCATCTCCCAGGACATCAGTGCCACCAAACTTATCAACACTGACACGCTCCAGGTACAGTACCAAGGTGAGTTCCCGACAGTCGCCGTGGTAAACAACCAGTCCGAGATTTCCTCGCGCCAATCCGTCGAAGGTTTTGGCACCGGCATCGTTGAGGCGGTGATCACGTCCCGCCAGGTGAGTAGCTCCACTGCGGCCTTCGAACTCTGTAATGCGCAGCTCAACAAGTATGGTATGATAGCCAAAAAGTTGGAGTTTAGCACCACCACAGATGGCTTGGCCGCCGGGCAAGTACTAACTGTGACCATAGTCGAGCACGGGCTCAACAACGTCCAGATGCTCATCGAGACCGTGATCACCACGGAAGTGGATAACACCGCTTATTTCGCGGTAACCGCTATTCTCGGGCCGGTAGACGGTTCATGGGCTAAGATCTTTGATGTCATGTCCCAGATGGTGGCAAGCGCGGCTTCCGATAACGTCGTCACCACAGGGACGAACACGGTGGCACTGCTACAAACTTTTCCGGAGACTTGGACCTGGACAGATAGCTTTACGGTGACTGTCCAGGCTTGTCACTTCCCCGGCGCAACGTTGTATCCCGGTGCTACAGTGTATCCGTGCTAGGAGAATTCAGATGACGGACGAACCACCTACCCTACGCAGTTTTCTGCGTCACTATCTAGGACAGGCCTTCCCAGAGCTAGGGCCCACACTGCGAGATCTCAAAGCCTTTCCGGACGAAGAGAAACTCATTGCCGAGGTCATACACTTTGCAGAGACGTGGCGCTGGCGCGGTCAGATCAAGGTGACCCATCGGGACCTCGCCGGCGCGGTGATAGCTGTCGAGGAGTTCCCCAACACGATCTGCGATGTGGCGCGAACCATGATTCGCGACGTGCTGGCGGGGAACACCGCGGACGGAGCCATTGGGTACGGCGCCCTGGGTAGTGGCGCTACTACTCCGGCTACCAGCGACACGATCTTAACCACCGAACAGTTTCGCAAACAGATTACCACCCAGTTCGCAGTGGGCGCCAATGGGCTGACTACCACCACGTACATTGCGCCGTCTGAGGCCTGTTCTTCCGGGGGTACCGGGACAAACTTTACTATTCAGGAAATCGGATGGTTTGCCGGGCCAAATGCTTCTGCTACTCCCGGTTCCGGTACGCTGGTTGCGCATGTATTATACAATCATGCGAAGACCGCGCTGGAGAGTCTAGAGATCGACCGCACTGACACCTTTAGTTGAGTAGGAGTGTTCCATGGGCTACACACGAGTCAACTGGAAAGATGGCTCGGGCAACCCGGGTGGTGACACTCCACTCGATGCCGCAAACCTGAACCAGATGGATCTTGGCATCTCCAATGCTGTTGCCAACGACGGCACTAGCACTATGACTGCAGCGTTGAAGACTGCGTTGGCGTTGGGCGGAGCGAATAAGGTGGTGCTAGATCTCAATGCCACTGACGGCAAGCATTACCAGTTCCTCATCCGTACTGATGGAGCCATCGTGCTGTGGGACGCGACTGATAGTCGTAACGTAGCACTTTGGTATCCGGCGGGGATCTCGACCAACCTTGTCTACGACGGCGGTCTTGGAACCATCCGGGAAGTGCGGCGGTTCTTCGGAACTGCCGATCCTTCGACGTACGCCACAATGCAAGAGTGTGACGAATGGGTGAAGGTATAAATGGCCGTACACACTCTGGGCAACCAAGCCGCGCCCACGTTTGGATCAAACGTGGATGCAGCCCACGACGAGATCGCCCCAACTGGCTATTTGGCAATGCCGGCCAACGGGTATGTCTCGTGGGTAGCGGCTTGGTTCGGAGCTAATAGCGGTACGGGTCCGGCGCGTTGGATCTTGTTTGACAACGGCGGGCATGTACTGGGGTATAGCAACGTTGCCACCGTCGGCGGACTTACCTGGTATGGCCAGAATCTTATCACGCCGGTGTTCCGTTCCGCGGGCCAATCAGTCGGTGGGGGCTGGATTTTCGGTGGGGGTACACAGCACTTCGGCGTGTACAGTGGGGGCAATTGGAAAGGCGGCTCGGTTGGTGGTATCCCGACAGACTCGACAGGGTTCGCCACTCCCGGCTCTCCGTTCATTCAAGGCGGTATCGGCTATTATCTGCAGTGGCTCGATCCGCTCTCGATTAGCAGTGTATCACCTAATCCAGCAGTTGCAGGCCAAACAGTCACACTTGTCGGCGTAGGTTTTACTGGCGGCAACATTACCGGCGTCACTGTCAACGGTATCGGCGCCTCCTTTGTACCTGTCGACGACGGACACATGAACGTCGTCATTCCCAATGGGTTCACTACTGGCAACATTGTAGTGACCTCTGATCATGGCACGGCGTCTATCGGGTTCACCGAGGGTCCGCCGAGCATCTCGAGTATCAGTCCTTCGACGGCTGGGGTCAGCCAAACGGTTACCCTTGGTGGTAGCGGGTTCACTGATGGTACCGTGACCAGTGTCACGTTCAACGGCGTCACCGCAACGTCGTACAACGTTATCAATAACAATACTGTGACCGCTGTCGTGCCCGCGGGTGCTACAACCGGTCCCGTGGTAGTTAGTACTAACCACGGATCCGCTTCGTTTGCCTTGACCGTAGTAACACGCCGTATCTGGCGTGCGGCCGCAGGGCCGGGTTGGGCGTTTGCCCAAGGCAGCTTCACCTGGCGTTTGGGCCATTGGGTACAACAAACCCAAAATGAGTACGAGCGCGCAGGATCGTGGACGCAGCCTAGCTAGGAGTGTTAGATGTCAGCTTTCGTATCCAAGTATCTCCAGGACGCCCGGGTCAACTGGTTTCGCGGAGTGGCGTATCCGACCGCGCTCGCCAATGTGTACGTGGCATTGGTGACCACGGCTCCGACGGCGCGTGACGGCACCTCGCTGGTCGAGTGCACAGGCGGCTCCTATGCGCGCCAGGCAGTTGCCAATGCGGGGCTACCAGCAGCGTCCACGTCCGGCTCGGGTCTCTCGGCGATTGAGCAGACCAACAACAGCAGCCAGATCTCCTTCAACAATATGCCATCTTGCACCGTGGTGGGTGTGGCACTGTACGATGCCGCGACTGTCGGAAACCTCTTGGCTTACGCCGACTTGACCGGCGGCTCGCAGGTGGTAGCAGCAGGTGCGACGTTCAACCTGCCAGCGTCTAACCTGGTGATCCAAGAGCTTTAGTCTCGCGCGTTCACAGGCGTGTCGTAATCGAGAGTTGTTAGGAGTACTGCGATGCCCGCACCGTTTCAAGTGGCAACGTCCACCTCCCTGACCGCTCTCGGTTACGGCGCGCAACGTCATATTGCCAAGCTCTGCGATGGATCCATGATCACAGCGTACTACGACGGCAGTACGTCCGCTAAGCTGGTTCAAATTACCAATCCGTCTGGCGGCTCGCCTACCATGACGGCGCTATCTCAGGCCCTGTCGATCGGGTCCTCCTCCAGTGTCGTAGCCGATATCTATGTCAAGCATAATGGCACCACATCTGATGACGTCTGGGTGGTCTACGCGTCTAACGATAGCACAGCCTCGATCAACGTCGCGCATGCAACCTATACTGCCAGTGGATCCTCCTGGTCCTGGGACAATACCGGTACCGCCATCTCGTTAGGCAGCTTCAATGGCGGTTTCATGCTAGGCTCGATTGTCTGGACTGGCACATATCTGATTGTGGCAATGCGTGCCAATTCTACGAACTACGGTGTCATCGTTTCCTACACTACCACCAAAGCCGGAAACTCTGGTTGGACAGCTTTAGCCATACTCGATGGCGGCAATCTCGGCTCGCACTGCTACCCGCTCTTACGCCACGACGATGTCAATGGGTGCACTATCGCCGTGTACTCGCTGCACAACGATACTCTGTACGCACGCGTATTGCCGGATAGCTCGTCTCCTGCGATAGCCAACTGGAGTGCCGCTACCAACCTCACAGGTGCGACGGCTATCAACGTAGGCAGCGCGATATTATCGGCCGCTATAGATACAGCCAATAAACGTATCCACGTGGTGTATGCGAATGCTCTGGTCAGCACTAATCCTTACTACGTGACAGTGACTTATACTACGACCACCCTGGGCACCCCGAGCACCCCATTGTCACTGGACAGCGGCGCGGCTGCAGCGCTGCAGCCTGCCATTGCTCTAGATTCCCAGGCGACTCCCAAAGTCTACATATTTTGGGCTACGGGTGTACAAGGCGCCGCGAGCGACGTGGAGTATGTCACGTTAGTTAGTCCCTACACATCGGCTAGTGGCGTCACCAATCTCACCGGTAATACGGCTAACGATAACGCTTTTCCGCACGTGGTGGTGAACGATGCGTTGTCGGGATATGTGCCCCTGCTCTACCAACGTAGCGCCTCCAGTCCGTACGCCCTAGAGTTCGACAACACTATTACGCTTGCTTCCACCTATACCGGCGCTGCGACCATTACTGGCCAAGGCGATATCACGGCAGCGGGAAGTATTAGCGGTATCGGCGGCGGTATCATTCCCGGACACGGTAAGATTAGCGGAGCCGGCATCCAAATTATTGCCGGCGCGGCAACTATACGCGGTCACGGTAACTTCGAAGCCATCATGTATTTGCCCGGCACGGGTATTGGCGACTTAGCTGTCTCGACACGTTCCCAGACTTGGGCTAACAGCACCAACGGTGCAGGCTCGGGTACAGAGACCGATGTCATTTATACCGACGGTTCTGGCGGCGGCTGGTCGATGGGTTTGATCCCGACGTACGGCGGTATGCCGATCTCGTCCTGGTACGAGGTAGACGGGAACGCGTTCTCCAATAACCAGCATACGTTGGCTACTACGCTTTCTGGCGGCGGTATCCATCTGCACGAGCAGATTGCCAATGGTACATTCGGTGGCTCCGAAGACTTTCCGTTCACCATGACGGAACTCGGCCCAACCGGTACCGGCTATCGCCGCTACTATCAGTGCTCCTTCGGCCCTGACGAGGACGGGTTCAACTGGGTTGGTTACGCCTGTATCTATCCAGGCGATCCGGGTCTGATAGCGTATCGCTTCGACATGGTCAACCCAAGTGCATCGCCAGTAAGTATGGCCTCGAGCGATGCAATCGAGATTGCGCTGATCGGGAGTCTGCAGCAAGTTGACGCTACGTGGCAAACAGCTAACGGCGGCTACGGTACGTTGGCTGGAACCGATCAGACCCCCTGGCCATCCGGCCTCACTACCATCGACCCCGACTATGCCTACATGGTACCCGCGGCCGGGAGTGGCATTGCGATCGGCTGGGTGACAGCAAAACAGAAGGCTGTCTCGGCGTATTCCGCGCCGGTCTGGTCGAGTGCTCAGGTCCAATACCTACAAAACGCGACGCGCCTCAAGCTTAAGGTACAGGCCTCTGTTGCCTCGAATACCTGGCCAGCCTCGGTCACGCAGACTGTGTATCTGTTGCGCGCGATGCGCCGCAATCTGGTAGCCGCCGACGCTCGCGCCATTGCTGCAGACTATATTGCCCCAGGTACGCCGAGTGCGGCAACCGGAACGTTCATCGCGTTCTCCTACGATGAAATCTCGTACGTGTACGCCGCGGCTGCAGGCAGTCTGCTGACGACGACTCTGGACCTGACGCCGACCCACGTGACCGCGCGATATAAGCCGCGGTTCAAGATTACCAATTGGACCGGCGGCTTCCCAATCATCAAGTTCAACGGCGCGCAGCTAGTAGCCGGACAAGACTTCCGCTACTACAACGACAGTGCCAATACCACGTTGTACGTACAGCTCTACTTCGACGTGGTGGCGACTGGCGCGATCACCGGACAGCGTAACAATGGGTCCATGGTCGTAGTGCCGGGCGTACTAAGTGGCGCAGTCACTATTCACGGTCAAGGCAAGCTCGTTGCCAGTGGCGCGGTAACTTGGAACAAAGCCGCAACACTACACGGCCAAGGCGCAATGACGGCGCATGAGACCCTGGTCAATATTGCCTCGGCTCCCTTCCAGTCGCACGGCAAGTTGCTCGCCACAGGTGCCACGTCCTACCCGCGCGCGGCAACCCTGCATGGCCAAGGCAAGCTCTTGGTTACCGGCGTATCGCTGATCAACTACGCACCAGCCATAATGATAGGCCAAGGCCGTGTCTTGGCGACAGCGATTGCGGGGCTCTTCCGTAGTGCCACTGTCGTAGGCCAAGGCCGTATTACGGCGACCGTGTTCTTGACTTACAACCGCACGGCTACATTGATTGGGCATGGCTCACTCAGCGTGATCGGTGTGAGCACGTGGAATCGCGCTGCGACGCTGCATGGTCAAGCAGGTCTAGTGGTATCAGGCGTCCAAGTATTGGCTGGGGCCGCCACATTTAAGAGCCAAGGTCGCGTAATAGCGGTCAATACCCTGGCACAGCGCGGGCAGGTAACATTCAAGGCCCAGGCACGAGTAACAGCGACTCAGTCGCTGGTCAATGTGGCGAGTGTCACTCTTCCCGGGCACGGTGCACTTCATGCAACAGATGTGGTACTATACTTGAGAATAGCGCACTTACCCGGCCGCGGGTTTTTGGTTGTGGGAGCTGTTGCACACCAGACCGCCTCAGTCGTCTTCCCGGGTCTAGGGCGTCCTCAGGCTACCGCGCCTATCGCCTCGTACATTGTCTCCATTATACAAACGGACAGTGCGCCCGTTGTTGTCATCATCAGCGATCTCGAGGGGTCGTAGACATGAATACCTACATGATCGGGACTACCGTGCGGCTTCAGGCAGTGTTTGCTGTCAACGCCGTGTCGCAGGATCCGGTCACGGCTACGTTTACACTCGCGGCTCCCGATGGATCTATTACCGCGCTTACTGTCGCGCATGATGCAACGGGTGAGTATCATGTGGACTATACGCCCACGTTACCCGGCCTGTACACCTGGCGTGCGGCAGCGGCAGGTTTCACTAGTTTGCCATCCATTGGTGGTGCCTCGGAAGGCTCGTTTTTCGTGTACACGTCTGGTATCTTGTAGAGGAGGTTTTGACGAGACATGCCAGCTGCTACCCGCTCTAGTACTGCAATGCCTCGAAAAGCCCCCAGCAATGACATCATGATCCAGATGATCGAGGGGACCAATGCGAGCGTACAATCGCTCACAGAGGTGGTGAGTCGCACAATCGAACAGGTACAGGCGCTGGCCGTGACCACTCAGGTGCTAGCTACCAACGATACTAACATCAAGGCGGCTGTTGACCAGCACAGTGAAGCGTTGCGGGCACAGGAGGAGTTGAGGTTCAAACTAGTCCGAGAGAATGAGGCAGCCCACTCGGCTCTCTTAGACAAGATCTCACAGCTCCAGGTGTTGATGCTACAAAGTACCAGTGGCGTCAAAGACAAGGTAGACGAGCGCAGTACAGAGGCCGCGGTGCGGTTTCAGAACTGGGTAGCCCAGGGTGGTATCGTCGCTTTGGGCGTACTGCTTGGATACCTCATAGGTCATTGGAGGCCGTAGGAGGCAACATGGGCGATCTGATCTTCCCAGGCCGCTTGTACGCAGAGACCGAGTTTCAGGGTGGCAAGACCGGCATGTGCGGCGTCAACGCAGCGGCTATGGCGGAAGCCACGCTGACGCAGAACATTACTGGTAATCGTTCACTGGACATGTTCGCTCGCATGTACGCGCGTGGCCTGTGCGATGCCAATGGTATCACCAACATCAACAAGATCGCTAGCATGCTTGCTACGGACAAGTTCCAGGTCAAGCAACTGGGCTACCTCCCGAACACCGCCCCGCTGCCCATCTCGCAGGTGTACGCTTTCCTGGATCAATACGCGTGCGGCAATGCAGTGGTGATCTTGGAAACCTCGATCGGCCAGAACTTCAAAGACTTCTTGTCCGGCAAGGGCGAGAACGCGCGCAACCTGGCCTACCACATTGTCACGGTGTACGGCAAGAACCCTGGCGGGGCTTCAGGCCGTACTAAGACCACTTTACCCGTCGGCCGCTGGGTGATGGATGGCGACAACTTCGCCACCGCGGGCACTACTAGCGGTATGGGACCGCTAGTGTACTATCCGGACGGCATTATTGCCGCGGTCAAGCCAGTAGCGTTACTGGCCATATTTCCCAAACAGGGGGTCGTCGTGGGCAATACCGCAGGGCTGGGATCAGGGTTCTTGGACCTGTATCATCAGCATGGCAAGTCTGCTAACGTGGTGTTCAGTGACACGTACATCAACAGCACCGAGGCCTATGCGCTGCTGGATGATGGTACCGGCTACTACTACAACAAGGCCAATGGCGCGCTCGATGACACGCATGGGCCGACAGTGCTCCACTGGTTGTATGACCAGTGGCAGAACAGCCTCAACGCGGACAAGGTGGAAGATGCCGCGGCTGTGCAACAGCTTGCGAGCGTCAACGCTGCACTGCAGCAGGCCAACAACGACAAGACCACGTTGGCACGGCAGCACAGCGATGATCAGACCACCATCCAGAACCTGCAGGACCAGGTGGCTAAGCTCGAGGCGCAAGTGTCGGAACTACAAGATCAAGTGGTTAATGCCCCGACACCTGCGCCGGTAGCGCCTGTGGTGGATCAGCAGGCCGAAGATGCCAAAGTTGCGTTGGAGAACATCGCGCAGCTCCTGGCCCAGTACATGGCTCCAAAGGCCTAGAAAGACACAGGCATGCCGATCGACAGCCTCGGCCTCGGGGCGGCGATGATCCTGATCACCAACGTGATCTTGGCATTTCTCAAACCGTTTCTGGCCGACATCCCAGCACTCAAGCAGAACAACGATCAGCTCAACAGCGCTATCCGCATGCTCAACGTGGTGATCAACCTGGGGCTGATCTGCAGCTACGTCGCTTTCACCGGACAGTTCAACCCGCAGGACCTGCCAAGCTACGGAATCCAAGCCGCGCTCCAAGCTGCTGGCGCCAACACTGTGTTTCTGTTCGTCAAAGGTAGCGGTAGCGGCAAGACCATCAGCACTGACACGCCACTGGCTAAGGACATCGAGAGCGCGGCAAGTGCGCTCGGTCAGACGCTGGCAAAGCAACCGCTACAAGCCGATCCGGCTGCCAAATCCAACATCGTGTCCTCGGCTACTGAACAACCTACGATACAAACTGCGGCGGTCGGACAAGACGCGTCATGGCTTGGCTAATGCGTCTTGTCCTGGAACTGGCGGACTACATGTCCGCCAGTTTTCCTTCTCTCCACGCTTTGACAACGCGCTCTGCGGCCACTGCATCAGTCTTGTCCAGATGCCATACTTCGCCGTTGCGTGTGATCGACTTAAGGCTCCACTTGGCCTTGGCCTCGGTGCTCAGGACTACGACTCCGTACGTTGGATCTGTTGGCCGTACCACGCTTGGTGTGACGCGTACTACCAACCAACCGTCCTGCTCGCGCCGCGCGTACACGATCGCGCCTTCCACGAACGTCGCGTCCAGATGTCTGTTGCGAACGACTTCGGCCAGGACCCACTCGCTTGGAGTCGTGTCGCGCTGTGTGCGCGCGGCTTCCCGCCAAGCTCGCTTTTCTTCGTTGCTCATGAACTGCCGCATTTGCTTTGCCTCCTGAACTCTCGAACCTTCTTATGAATTAATTATATGCCAGAAACTGGTGGATGGCACGCCGGGCAGCCACCAGTTTCCAAAATTGGTTTTACTCGCCCGACAACGCGCTCCACTGCTGGTGGATGAAGTACGCACCTACCAGCACTGCGGCGTACTGCTGTATGGTCTCCTTGGCGATTTCCACCTCGTGGTCGAACTGGATCTGACCTTCGGCGTCGACGCTGACCGGCCAACCTTCTTGGTGGTAGGTCTCGCTGAGGTACTCGAGCGCTTCGTCCAACCAATCCAGCGCGCTGATGTCCTCGCCCTCGTGGGAGATGGACACGTACAATTCGAAGTCCTGGACCAACTCGATGCTGAGCCACGTGAGATCGTTGCGTTGCATGTTACTTACCTCCGATCGGGTTGCGGTCCATCCCGCTTCCCTTGTTTTAATTATATGCCAAGCCAACAGATAAATCCAGCCCGCCAGAAAAACTGGTCGTACATATTCTTGGATTGGAATACATCGCGCTACAATGCGATTTTACGCTGCCCCGTCAGATCTGCCTGCATTTCCGTTTGACCTGCGTATTTTCAAAGCTCTGCGCGAATGCCGCTATGGTCTCAGATCGCAGTTCTGTGCAGGTTTGATCCCGCATCAAGCCGGGAGAGCAAAAGCAGCGTTGGATCCAACGATCCAACGCTGCTTCGATGCCTCGAACCGCGTGCGGTGTTACGCCTCGACCGGCTCCGCCTCAGCCGCCGCGATCTGGATCAGGCGAGCGGACTCGGCACGCTCGACGTCCTGCTCCATGGCCGGCACGACCGCGTCAAGCGGGAAGGTGACCATCTGCGCCGTCACATCTTCGCGGTCGGTCCAATGTACGCCGCGGACGCGGGCGTACTCGTCGCCGAAGAGCTCGTACTCACGGAATGCGAAGCCGCCGGGCAGTGCCTGATGCGTATGGTTGTCGATGACCAGGAACGGAGTGTTCTCGGCTGGATCGGCGCCGAGTGTCAGGTCCGCCTTGTTCTGCGGCTCGACCTTGGCCTTCTTGCCACCGCGCTTGGAGCTGGTGGAGGCTTTCGCCTCCTTTGGCTCCTTCGCCGCCTTAGGCTGTTTCGGAGCGCGTGGCTCCTTGCCCTCGGCCGCGTTCTTGGCGTCGCGCACGTCCTTCGAGCGAAGGCTCATGCAGCGGCGGCAGTACGAGTGCTTACCGCCGTTGGCGAATTCATCGATCGGCCGCAGGCTCGGCTCGGCTGGGAAGTAGTGCGGGTGCGTCTTGCACTCCTTCTCGTCGCGCTCCAACTTAGGCCGCCCGCCGCGCTTGGCGGCCTTAGGCTGCTCATCGCCATCGGACTCGGTGCTCTCTTCGGCCGGCTCTTCGCCTTCGGACTCTTCGCCTTCGGACTCTTCGTCGTCAGCCTCGTCCGCCTCGCCGTCATCTTCGATCTCGGACTCGTCGTCGAAGCCGCTGAGCTCCTCGTTCTCAGCCGCGATCTCGTCGCTCTGGATCTCGTCGCTCTGAATCTTGGACTTGGCCATTGCTGTGTTCCTCCGAACTGCTTGATCTGCTGCCCGCACTCATTTTGCGTGGCTTCTATTGATATTGTACCTCATCCACCGGCATACGGCACGCCGGTTTCAAGCCAATTTTGGAATCAGTTTTGTTTGCTTCCACCTCCTTCGGATACGCTTTGGTTATCATTGCGCGGCTGCAGCAATTGCGCCGGCACCTGGAATACCTTGCTGATCTCGTCGCGTAGGCCGGCTGCGAAGTCCGGCTGGAGCCTGGCGAGGTCTTTGAGGTCCACCTCGAACGTGTCCTGCAGCGGCTCCTCGTAGAACGCCTGTTCGCTAGGCGTCAAGCTCTCCCACTCGTCGTGGGTCAGGGGTTCGTGTGACCACTCTTCGCGCGCCGGATTCCAGGTCATACCCGGTTCAGGCGGCTGCTCTAGATCCTCGTCCTCATCCGGCGGCGTAGTCAGCCACTGATCAAACTTGACGGGATCCCAACCGTTGCCGTTGTTGCTCATGCGTGGAACTCCTCAGCCGACTCGCGTACGTCGGCATCCTCTAAACACACGACGCCAGCGCCGTGCGGCGTCAGCACCTGGAAGCCAATGGCTACTTCACTGCGCGGCCCCACCGTGCGGCCGCACACTAGGCATCGTTCGCCGTCTTGTACAACGACCGATGCGGGCTGATCAAACGCGGCGTAGTCGCCGGTCGAGTACACTGTAATCTGGATTGGACCCTGCATCGGGTGCCTCCTCGGGGAATGCGTTAGGCTCTGTAGATATTGTACCTGGGATTTGCGGAGAAGGCACGGGATTCGGGACTCGGCGGCTTTTATTGGCTCTGAACGTTTGTGCGCGGTAACGTTCAGAGCGCGGATGGCTCTGAACGTTACCTTGCAGATGCTAGTCAAGCATGTCTAGCAGGAAACAGTTGATCGTTTGATCGGCGTCGTGATAAAGCTCGAAGTCGAGGCGCGCGGCTTGTAGCCGTCCTTGTTCAACGGCTTGTAGGAACTTGATCACGTTCTCGCCGTTACTGCCTTTGGCCAGTTCGCGGACGAAGAACAGGACGACTGCGTTGAACTCATCTTTGCCAGGCATGGGCTTCTCCAAACTACAGTGCGCTTTTTGCGATGCGATACTCGAGGCCGGTGCTGTCCGCCGGCAGAACATGGAGCGCGTGATAGAAGCCATCGACGCGCGCGATGACATTGACTTTGCCGGTCAGCGCGGCCAGTGCGGCGTGCATGACTTCGTTGCGCAGCGGACTGGCATCGGCCAGACGCGCGTCGCGGAACAGGACCGCGAGACTGTTGTTGGCGTTGCGATACAGGCTGACTTGATTGGCTACGCCGGCGCGTTGCAGGATGCTGTACACTTTGTGCATCGTGGCCTTGGACTGCTTCGCGTTGTACATCGTGCGCCTCCAAACTATCGAACTCTTATGTTTTAATTATATGCCCGGCGTGCTGAAAAAGCACGCCGGGCATATAAACTGCTTACTTACGCACTACGAACTTTTGCGGCTTGTCGCTGATCTTGATCATGCGCTGCACTGGAATCTGCTGTCCCACATTCTTCTTCACTGGCACGTCCACACCGTTCACTTCGATGCTACACGCGCCTACGCCCATCGCATCGCTCCAAATTACGAACACCGCGCCGTCCTCGATCTGCTGCCAGACCCTCCGCGCCGCCGGTGTCATCCAGCTGTTGTCGAAGTGTGTCATTGTGTTTGCCTCCAAACTCTTTGAGACTTGGTACCTCCTCATCTCTGTTTTAATTATATGCCAAACAACGTTGTTTGGCACCCGGGTAAGCCGCCAGTTTTTAAGATTGGCAAAACTGGTGTACAAGCCCAAAGGGAGCTACGTCGCGTTATCCAAGCATCGCGTTCTAAAGCGATTTTACGCGGGTCAAACAAAGCCAGCGCATGATTACCTAGGTTGGTAATCTGCGCCGGCTTAAATCGCGTTGTAGCGCGTTACATCGCCGCCACCAACAACGCCTGTCTTGCATCGGCGTAGGACGCTGCGTACTTGGAGCTGGCATTCAGGACGCCGTACACATCGCGCAGAACGCTTTCGGCCTCGGAAGCCTCGCGCGCGGTGATCCACAGGCCGCCACTTGTGACCTCGATCTTAACCTGCTTGGCGTACCCTGCCGCATGAAGCTTGTGGTACACTCGCGCGCGGAGTTCGACACTGTCTGTGTTGTCGCTTGTCGCGGACTTCTCAGCCTTGACTGGCGCGATCTTATCTTGCATCGGAACCCACACGAATGTGTGGTAATTGTCCTGGCGCAACAGGCACTCGATCCCGGCCGCCTGCAGTGCTTCGAGGTACCGCTGCACTAGCGCGTTGATCTTCTCGGCCTCTTTGACTGCGCCCATGATCGTGGTGCCGTTGGTGAAACACACGATCCAGCCGTTGATGGTCTTGCTACGGATATACATCTTGTGGTTGTAGGAATGCGCGCCGTACTCGGTGTCGGCTTCTTCGCGGACTTCGAAGCCCTTAGTGATGTTGTACCAACCGCGGACTGACGTGGTGGAGCTTGTGGACTTGGTGAAGCCGGCCTTGCCGAGGACTGCGATGATCTTCTGGCTGGTCATTTGATTCGTGTACGACATTGTGCTTGCCTCCAAACCTTGTGCGGACTGTCCCGCTCTCTTATGTTTTAATTATATGCCAGATACCAAGGAAAGGCCCGCCGGGTTTTTGCCAGTTTCCAAAACTGGCAAAAACTGGCGTACAAGCCGCCTAGCGCACTTCGAGGACGACCGCGTAGGCAATGTCGGTGAGGCGGCTAGTAACGCCGGCTGCTTGCAGGACAGGCAGGATATGTTGTTCGATGCCGCCACGCTGTGAAGCGAAGCGCTCCCACGAATCCCAATAGGACTTGCCGTCGTCCCAGGTGATGGTGAGTGGGCTGTCTGCGAACAGGATGTGGAAACCAGGCGTGCGGATGATGCCGCCCTGCATCTCAGGAACGCCGGCCGCTAGCAGGAGTTCTCGGAGCTGTTGCTTGGTGATCATTTCGTCCACCATCCTTTGCACTGCGAGCACTGGCAGTCACCGCGCACGATGGCGAAGACGTCGGCTTGCGGCATTTCGCCCAACAATGTCCACTTGCCGGAGGCATAATCCCAAGCGAAGTCATGCGCCAGCAGACGTGCGCGGATTGTAGGATCTGGCTTGTAGTTGAAACGCACTACTGTGATGCCGTTGTTGGCCTTGACTACGATCGAAGGCTTGTTGCTGGCGGTTCGCCGCGTGCGAGGCTTGGCCTCGACGAAGACGCGTGGCGTGTTGAAGTTGGACATTGCGTTGCCCCCAAACTAATGAACTATCTTATGTTTTAATTATATGCCCAAGCCGGTGGAATGGCACGCCGGCTTGGACACCAGTTTTTAGTCTTCGATGTAAGTCACTTTGGCCCACTCGTCTGCGAGCCAATCAACGTCCCCAACGAAGGTCTGCAAGTAGGTTTCAGGGTCGATGCCCTCGCGCTGTGCCAGTAGCTTCCAGTAACCCCAAGCTTCGGACCCCAACGTGATGGTCACGGTCTTGCCGTCTCGGCGACGCTGTTCGACTTGCAATTCGGTGAGGTAGGCAGTGAGGTGTTCGAGGATGGCCTCTTTCATACCCGCGGTCAAGCCGGCCTCTGTGTTGTACACATCGTTGTAGGTCGCCTGCGCGTGGTCGATGTTGTCGATGATCTGCTCGTCAGTCATGTCCGCAAGATTCTTGGCCATGTGCGTGTCCTCCAAACCTGTGAGATGCGGTACGTCCCCATCTCTGCTTTAATTATATGCCAGGCGTGCTGAAATGGCACGCCTGGCTGGCACCAGTTTTAGAACTCGAAGTAAATGGTCAAGCGGGCGTTCATGAAGCTGTAGTCACTGATCTGACGAAACGGCTCGAAGGTGACCTGGTACCCTTTGGACTCGAGGAAGGCGAACACCTGCGCCAAGAACATCTCACGCGCCTCGCGATCCTCTTTCTTGGGAATCTGGGCGTTGTTGGCGCCCAGGCGCAGGATCGAACTGTGGCTGTCCTCCCAGGCCATCACTGTGCTGGCGATGAAGCCGGCGCGCTTGAGTTGCGCGTAGATCTTGTGGTAGGCTTTGATCTGCTGTTCGCGGGTGGTCGTGAATGGCTGCATTGCTTTGTCCTCCGAACCTTGTCGCGGAACTCCCGCGCTCTCTTATGCTTTAATTATATGCCAGACCTCGCGCGATGGCACGCCGGTTTCCGACCAATTTTGGAAATTGGTGTCCAAGCCGGGTTGGCTTGGACACCGTGGTACGGGAGCTACCGGATGATGACGCCAAACGCGACGTAGGCACCCACCATCATGACAAACAAGAGGAACAGGAGTACGATGGCTGCAGCGAAACGTGTCACGGGTATCGTTCCTTTCTACGGCATCAGGGCAATCCACACTTGAGTGCCACGACGCCGAACACCGAGAATGCTGGCGTTACCAGTCAAGCTGTCCACGAGCCAGCGCGCGCGACGAATTTGATCGTCGAGTGTGCCACCGCCAATGAACTCTGCCACGACATTGCCGAACTTGTCAGTAGTGAACATCCAGTCGTAAGGGCTATTCCCGGCCAGCGACATCAGATGCGTGATAGTCTCAATGCGCGCATTCCAAGCGCGCTGAAAATCGAAGTTCACTAGGCCACCTCCTCGAAGGGATCGATCCCGGCCTCCATCATCTTGGTAATCCAGGCATCGATCGCGTCATCGTCATCCGCACTGCCTGTGCGGTACTGCTCGCACTCGTCCATCAGTGCCTGCGCCTCGAGTGCTTCGGCCTGCAGGTCTTGCGTGGTCTTGATGCTGTACCCGTTCCGCATGCTTTGTACCTCCGAACTCCCGAACCATCTTATGTATCAATTATATGCCAGGGAGCTCGGAAAGGCACGCCGGTTAGATGCCAGTTTCAAAAACTGATGTCCAAGCCTCGACTCGTACCCGAAGGAGACTATGCCGGAGCTGCTCTGCCCGCCCGCTTGCGCGTTTGGCAATCATGGTGCGAGCCGAGGCTTGGACACCAGCGAGGTGGGGGTTACACCCCCGGATCTCGCAGGTCGATGGCCATGTAAGTGTCGCCGGTGAAGCCGGCCGCTCGCGCGGCGGACTGGATGGAAGAGAAGGAAGAATGGTGAGAAAGAGTTTTGATGAAGGTGAGGAGTTTGGGCAGCTCTGCCCGCATCTCCGCCTGGAAGGAGATGGTGGAGTTGATAGTAGTTTGGGGAGCGCCCAGCTCCCGCAGCCGGTTGATGGTGGCCTCACAGGCCGTAGGATTGTTGTAGTAGTTGATGGTGGTGGTGAGGTTGTTGATGATGCGGGTCTTCATAGTGGCCATTGTTGGGCTCCTTTGATTTGTTGGTGGCGGAACACCCGCCGCTCTTATGTTTTAATTATATGCCAGCCTGCGTAGGATGGCACGCCGGCAATCTGCCAGTTTTCAAAATTGGTTCGAACTGCCTCAGGTGGGGCTCGGTGGTACGGTCTTGCGACCGTACCACCTTGGAGCTAGATCACGTCGAACCCGTACATGATCCCGCGAGCGTACTCGCCGCGGTTGCGCTCCACCCAATCCGCCGCCTCGATGTGCCCATGCGACTCGAGCCAGTGGATTACACTGTTGACCTCGAACATATTGTACTTGCCGGCATCCCGACAAGCCTTGATACCTTCGAAGACAACCCGCGACACCTGAGGCTTCTGAGTGTTGATTTCAACACCTCCAAAACTTTGAGACTTGGTACTTCCATTTCCCTTATCTCTGCTTTAATTATATGCCAGCCGCCAACGAAAGGCACGCCGGGATTGCGCCAGTTTTCCAGGTTCCACGAAACTGAAGGTGTTTCTCATACTTGCGCGGTAGCTGTACCTATTATAATAAGGCCTGCGTGCTACAGCGCGCTACAATGCGAATCTACGCGCGGCAACGCCTCCCAGCGCGTAGTTACGTAGCTGCTTGTAGATTCGCATATAAACGCGATGCCTTCAGTTTTTATGAGAACGCAAAACTGGCAGTTTACCGGCGTGCCTTTCAACGCAGGTTGGCATATAATAGAACCAGATGATGTGAAGTACGTCATCTGGATCCAAACCACGTATTGGAGGTGGTTCGCATCAACCAAGATTTCTTTGATCGTGTCAGCACTTTCGCTGGCACCGTGGACGCGCTAGCGCGTCCTCACGATCGCGCAAGCCTTGGCTTGTCGATCTATCGCACGGTGCCGGGACGCGTGATGATCATGTATAGTGTCCCGGGAATGACGACGCCGGACAAGATGAAGCTGATGCGCGACAAACTCGCGCCGCTGGCACTTCAACTGTGCGACGAGTTTCCTGAGGCGCGCGTCGTATTCGAGCTCCAAGGTTGGAACGTGTTTCCCACCATCACGGTGATGGAGAGCTAGGAGATCAAGCGGGACAAGTTCCGATGGACTTGTCCCGCGACCTCGTGGAGGACACTTACGTGGGTACTTGGACTGGTGCCAACAGCGACAAATTCAATGCCGAGGATACGCAAGATCGTGTCGCGATGTTGCGCGCATACATCAACACCGCGGCACTCCTCGCAGCAGCGAAAGAAGACATGGACTACTACCGGAAAGAGGCTCCGGAGATGGCACAAGAGGTCACGCTCGCGGATCTGATGGTCGAACAACTAAGTGAGGTTGTCAGGGCACTCGAAGATGACGCCGCGGTCGCGACCTTCGTGAAAGAGTTAGACAAATAAGTGCTGCCAGCCAATTTTGAATTGACTTCAAAATTGGCTGGTAACCGGCGGGCCATCTCATGTTTTCTGGCATATAATTAAAACATGAGATGGCACGCAAGTGTCGCGCCACTCGAACAGATTCCGGAGGTGGTTACCATCCCACAGTCAGTAGACCAGGCCAAGGCCACGATGCTCGAAGAGCTCGACAAAACCGCCGAAAAAGCAGTTGACATGCTGGACGGGTATTGGAACGATCCAGACATGGTCGAGGACATGTACCAGTATTTCGCTGACAACGCGTTCGAGCTGTTCAAGACGTACGTCACAGCCGTGCGCGCCAGCCAAGACAAGAAGTAGTTCGATTAGGTGCCAGGCTCGAGAGAGCCTGGCACACCTTCCAGGAGACAAGAATGCCGCTCCACTTCGACATCGAAGAGTGTCCGTATTGTAACGCCGAACTCGCCGCGTTGCCGATCTGCGAGACCGAGGATCGCAACGATCCACTTCATGGGCGCGTGCGGACAGTGTTCGTTAAGTGCGACAACTGTCACAACGTTACGATTCGTAGCAGCCACACCATGCCCGCGAGACGCGGACCGAGCGAGACAAAATAGCGGCTGGGAGCTACGCTGTTGCCAACGCGCAAGGAAAACGGAAGCCGCACTGGATGTGCGGCTTCCTGTTTGCGTGTTCGATTGTACAAGCCTACCGATGTAAGCTTGGCGCATTGTCCAAGACGTACTTCCGCAGGCGATGTGGTTGGCGCAGCATCGCGATCTCCTGGTCCTTGGCGCGCAGTAGATACATCAGTGCCGCGCAAGCTACTAACGATCCGCAGAACAAGCCCCAACCCATCGCGAACAAGAAATCGCTCATTTCACCTCCTGCGCCTTGCGTATTACTTCTGCTAGGCTACTCTCTCTCTCTGCCTGCTATTTGCAGGTATACCAGTTCGGGCCGGTAGCCAAGTCGACCTCGAACCGGATGATATCGTTAGGCCACGCATTCTCCATGATGTCACGGATCAATGTGGTGGCCTCATCGAGGCGATCTTCCTTGAGCTCAAAGGCAATGGCGTCATGCACCGTGAGTACCACATAACCGAGATCGCGTGCAGGAAGCTCGCGCTCCAAGGTAGTCAAGCTTGCCAGTGTCATATCCGAGGCCAGACTCTGGATCGGCATGTTCACGGCTTGATGCTTGATCGCCCATTGGTTGACATCTGTGATGAGCGGGAAGCGGCGCCGCCTGCCGCGAGGTGTCTCCACCCAACCGCGTGTCTCGGCCTGTGTCTCGAGTTCTAGCATCGTCTTAGACATGCTCGGGTAGCGCTTGTGCCAAGCATGCAAGAACGCTTTGGCCTCCTCTAACGTGCAACCTAGGCCGTTAAACGGGTCGGCAAGCGATGCCGCCCCGCGACCGTACAAGATCCCGAAGGTAATGAACTTGGTCGCAAACCGCAAGCGTCCGCGGATCCAATCGTGGAGTTTCTGGACACTCAATTGTTCGCGCGGCGTGTGATGGATACGCGCCGCCACATCGGTCATGATGGTCGAGCTGTCAGCTAGTGCAATGAGGCCGTCAATGTCTTCGCGTTGTACCAGTCCCAGAAAGCGTCCCACGAAATCCGCGAACACCTGGGTTGCAACCTCCCAGTGTAGATCCTTGCCAAGGTCCGCGATAAGCTGGTGGTCGTGGGAGTAGTAGGCACCCACGCGAACCTCCAGTTGTTTGTAGTCTGCGTTGCAGAAAACATACCCGGGAGGTGCGACGAAGAGTTGCTTGATGATACTATCACGTGGAACATTCTGTAGATTGGGATTCCGCGACGAAAGCCGACCAGTAGTCGTACCGTGGAGATTATATTCGGTGTGTAAACGAGCCCTGTCATCTAAGCGCTCCTCAAACCCTTTGATGTACACCTTGTACAGGTGCGAGATTTCACGATAGCGCGCCAAGTGGTATATGAACGGGTGACGATCCTCGTAAGCGCGTAACACCTTGGATGCGGTCGAGGTATCGCTGACCTTGGGATCCTCGTAGGGCGGCAGTCCCAGCACATTGTACATGATGTGCGAGATCTGCTTGGGCGAGTTGATCGAGAACAACGGGCCCGTGTACATCGCGCCGTCGGGGATGTTCGCTTTGACCTGCGCTTGGAGCGTGTCGAGCTCCGCCTCCATGCGCGTGCGGTGAGTGTGGAGCGCCGCTACATCGATCAACGCGCCGTGCATCTCTACACGCGCCAAGGCATTGGCGGCTCGATACAAGAGATTCGCGGCCTCGATCGGTTGCGGGTATCCGTGGCGACTCTTCGGCTCCTGGGCGTGGAGCTTGTCTAGCTCGTAGTAGAGGCGCAACGTGTAGTCGCAGTCGTAGGCATGGTAGGTCATCCGCACCGCGTGTGGGATCGCCGAGTATGGGGTAGCCTTACTCGGCAGATACTGCTTGATGTCCGCTTCCCACTCTGGCGCGTCGCAGTACTTTTGTGCCAAGCCCTTGAGGTCGTGGTACCCGCCCGAGTCGCCAGAACGCTCGTCGAGCAAGTAGTGCATCAACATAGTGTCAATGTCAACCCGTGCGGCGATCCCCAGTTGGTGCCGAATGAATTTAACGTCAAACTTCCCGTTGTGCCAGATGAACTTGGTCGGCCCTTCGTAGAGCGCTTTGAGCGCCGCCTTGACCTTGGAGTTGTAACACAGCACTCCTGGTATGAGAATCGAAGTGCCAACTTCTTGGCAGAACCCGATACCGATAATGTCCTGGGTGAGGAAGTCAAAGCCATCAGTCTCAATGTCCGTGGCCATGAGTGGCTTGTCCAAGCCCCGGAGTAACCGCACGGCTTCGCTAGCAGATTGAGCGACGATCTTTCGGGTCGGGATCGCCTCTCTAGGGCCCGGCCCTTCGATCAGGTATTGGCGCGCACGTTGAATCGACAATCGAAACTCGGGCATCGCTTCGGGCTGCACCAAGAGAAACTTGGGGTGACTGGTGTAGACCACCCAGACCTGTAACTCCTCGTGCCACTCGACACGCCCTGCGGTACGCGAGATATTGGTTGGCTTACCGGTGAGTGCCTGTACTGCGTTGTTACCTAAGGCCAAGATCACGCGACGTTTCGGCAGACTGCGAATCTCGGAGTATAGCCGATCGCGGCACGCCGGGAGTGAATTGGTCACCGTTGCTGGCCGCTTGGAGTCGTAGTCCTCAGGCGCGCACCACAATGCCGACAGGTAATAGAGCTTGGCCGTGGGCACATGAAGCTCGGTCAACAGTTGGTACAGGAGCGAGCCAGTACGGTCCGAAAGCAGTTGTCCGTTGTGCATGTCGGCGGCTGAGGGATGATCGGTCAAGATCAGGAGCTTGGCATCAGAGTTCCCGTTGGAAGAGACCGGTGCGCACCCTTGTACGGGCCGCATGAGACACTCCTGGCAGCGCGGCTGTGGGAAGAGCAAAGTCGCTGTTGACATTAGTACACTCCATACGCGACCGGAATACCGGCGCGCACCCACGTCTCAACCGCGTTGATGTTCCAACGCGTGAGATTCAACATGTACAAGAACGTGAACGGGAACTCCAGGTCAAAGAATCCGTCGGGACGGTTGAACGGTGGCAACGCGGCCAGCGGTTCACGGCGCGGATCCAGCATCGCACAGCGGTACGCCCAGATCGCAGGTTTGGCCGAGTCAAACGAGCGGACCCACGAGAACTCGTCCAGGTGCGGTGGCTCTTGGAGCCGATCATCGGTGCCGAGCAGATGCACTGCGTGCCGCGAAGAGTAGCCCCGTCTGTGCAGGGTGCTCAGAATCTCCAGGCGTCCTAGGCCGTCAGAATCTAGGCTCGCCATGTGTTTTGGCACTCCGATCGTGATCGTATATTCCCCGGCAGGCCCTTCGAGTAGTTTACGCAGGTTGACAAACCACCCGAAGATATTGTCGGATTGCGGTACAATCATGTACCGTTGGTTGCGTTGTCCGTACTGTTTGAGCCACCCGGCAGTGCGATCCAAGGTCTCAGGCCCGCGCTTCATGACATCGGGCAACACTACCTCGTAAGGTCGCAGCCGCTCGGCCCAGTACGCCAGTAGCTCGTCGCTGACACTGGTTCCGAGCTCGTAGGCACCGTTGTCCAGGATAATGCGTGTCTCGCTATTCTGGCTGAGCTTGAGATAGAAGTCGCGGTACGCCTCGTTGGACTCTAGCATCTGTGCCAATACCAAGTGCCATTTCCGAAAGCTGGCAATTGGTACCAAGAGCTGGTTGGGCAAGATCGGGATGAAGTCAGTCATGGCCCTTGTCCTCGCGGTAAATCACGTACCATGCTCGGAGCATGGCCAGATAGTTGATAGCGTCGAGAATCGAATCCTCAAGCGCCTCCTCTACGTTCTGGCCCTGCTCTTTGCGAAACATGCACGAGCGTAACCGTTGGATCTTGATCCACACCAGAGTAAAGATGGACTTGTCTCCGTACAGGAACTTATCGAGCACCGAGACTCCATCATAGGCCTGAGCCCGTGCGGTGAACACGTCTTGTGCCAGGCTCATAGTGTGGGCCACTTCCTCCCAGAAACGCTCCACCTGCTCATCTCTGTACCCCTGCGTCTCAGCCATTGCCGCGACCCACCAACGCGAAGAACTCCTCGCGCGCGAGATTGTCGCGCTCTTTGAAGACGCCTCGTACTGCTGAGGTAGTGGTGAGACTGCCAGGTTTCTGGACACCCCGCATGCACATGCACATGTGTGTCGCTCGCAGCACCACGATCGTACCAAGGGGCTGTAGGTGCTCCTCGATCGCATCGGCCACCTGTGCCGTAATACGTTCCTGAACAGAGGGTTGTCGAGAATAGCCTTCAAGGACTCTGGCGAGCTTAGAGAGTCCGACCACTTTGCCCTGCGGAATGTACCCAATATGGGCTACCCCGTAGAAGGGAACAAGGTGATGACAGCAGGTCGAGTAAAACGGTACGTCATGTACCGCTACCATCTCGCGAAAATCTTCGTCGAACACCTTGCTCAGATGTTCTGCTGGATCGTAGTCCACACCCGCGGCCAATTCTTCTAGCCACATCTTGGCTACGCGTGCCGGAGTGTCTTTGGTTCCTGGGTCCCAATCCGCCCGGATAGCCTTTAGCAGTATCGCGGTAGCCGCGTGGATGGCGTTGTATCGCTCGTCTAAGGTAGCGCCCTCCTCTGACAGGTTGCTCGTCAAGAACCGGGCAACGTCGTTGAATATGCGCCCCTCGGGCATGGCGGCCGCGATCCCCTGGATCGGAGCATCTTGTACACTGTCCATTATCTGCGCTCCAACGCTCGCGCGATGCGATGCGTCTCTTCAGCAATCTGGGCCAACAGCCGTGCGAAGACCTCGTTCCATTGATCCTGGCCGCTTGAAATACCGGGCAATGGTATCTCAAGGGGTGTTTGCGGGGCTAGGTTCACCGAGAGCTTGGCGCGCCCGTATGGTCCGTTGGGTGAAACGTCTACCATGTCAGATCCCCCGCCGCTGTCCGAAGAGCAGCGTGTGCATCTGGAACAGCGGCACGGCGTACGCCATGTCCGGGTCACTTGTCACACGATCCACTAACCACGTGAGCCGCTCAACTAAGGCCTGAGCATACGGGGCCGGATCATCGCCCAAGGCCGGAGTTCCGGCCTGCAGGTAGAAATCGTGGGCCGCCAACTGTGGGTAGCGTTGGTACACCTGTTTGGCGTAGTTGTAGTCTGTCTCGTCAAACACGACTACCTTGAACGCGATACGCCCCGCCAATCGGGCTGCGAACTTGTCCAAGATCTTCCAGTTCGTGATCATGTCCGAGCTGGGGGGTTTCGGCGAACACGTCACGAGGTCCGCCAGTTCCAGGGCATCGTTCCAGTACGAGCCTTGCGTCTCCACCGCGACTTGGTACCCGAGCATCTGGAGCATGTGGATCAGAGGTCCTAGGCCCTTCTTCTGCAGCGCGGGGTTGCCGCCCGAGATCGTCACCCACGGCGTGCGGTAACTGCTGTCGCGGAACATATCGAGGGTCATGATCTGGTTGACGATCTGGGTGGTGGTAAGCCATCTGGCCTGCTCTAGCACCGTCTTGGGATCTACCGCGTACAGGGTGTCACACCAAGAACAATGGTAGTCGCAATACCCCAGGCGTACAAAGAATGTCTGGCGCCCGATGAGCGCACCCTCGCCTTGTACCACCGGCCCGAACACTTCGAGTACCGGCATCTTGGTCTCGACCGCTTGGGTTGCATCTGGCATGTTGATCTTCATGGGCGCACCTCCGCGAAGGCGGTCGGCGTTTCCCAGACCCGCACGGCGGTGAGTTCGGGAACTAGGAATATCAGCCGCTCGTAGATGAACGCGGCCAAAAGTTCCGCGGTGGTGTTCTCTACGTCTACGAATGCCACATTGCTCCGCGGCAGGCACAGCTCTTGGCCGGTGTTGAGATACTGGATGGTGACGAACTCATTCTCGGCGTGGAGCACGTTGACATCCCGGTTGCGTAGCGGGCAGAGGAAACGGTGATCCAGGAACCCGCACGTGGCCTCGAAGGCTTTCTTGACGTCCCCAAAGTCCACGATCATGCCGCCATCAGAGCGGCCGTCGACGGGTTTCACCTCGCCCGTCAACTCGAGTTCCACTTTGTAGGTGTGGCCGTGCAGACGAGCACACTGCCCAGAATGCTGCGGGAGTTGGTGGCTCGCGTCGAACGAAAATTGTTTGACGATCTTGGTCTTGAGTCCTGTGATCATCTGAGTTCCCCATTGATGCGGAACTGTACGTCCCCCATCTGCTCTAGGAACACGTACGGATCCATGCCCTCATTAGATACGAGGCGCAGGTGAATCTTGTCACCCTCGGTCGGCGTGGCATCGAGCAACTGGCCGATCACTTCGCCACCGGGCCGCACGATATCGATCGGTTTGGGGGCCTCTAATAGAGCTTTGGCTAGGGCCAAGTCGTTTGGGTCATCCCCCGCACTCGGCATTGCCACGGTGAGGAGAAAGCTGTGGTCAGGCATCTTTTGCCACCTCAATACCCAACTCATGTGCCGTGCGGATGGCGGCGTAGCGCAGGAAGCCGGCGAGTGTACGACCGTCGCGCTTAGCCGCGGCTCGGATGGCAGCGTGTTCGAACGTGTCAGCGTTGAAGGTTTCGGTAAATTGACGCTTGCCGCGGTTGCGGCGTTTCTTGGGCTTGACCTGACTGGGCGCCATAGTCTGATCCATGAGGGCCTCCAGAGCCGGGTACGAGAGTACGTACCCGGCTCGCGACAACTAGAAGGTGTCGTCGTCCTCGTCGGAAGCATCGCCCGCGGCTACTGCGACCGGAGCTGGAGACACGCGCTTGACCCGGTTGCGCATCGTGCCCTGATACTCTTCCTGGGTAACCCGGAGGAGTACCGGCCGACCGAGATACTCGCGAATGTGCTCACTGGGGTCATAGTCGCCGACAAGTGGCTCGCCGGTGACGGCTTCGATAGTCTGCTTGAGGTTCCAGAGCGACTGTTCCGCGAGCGTGGTGATGTGGAACAGGCGACGATTGCGGAACCTGCTGGGCGTCTGAACCTGGAACGTCCAGTTGTAGTACTCGTTGTTGGAGGTCTTGGACTTGGCGAGCTTGACCTCGAACACGGTAGCTACGTAGTCGCCCTCGGGGAGTGGTTCGAATGTGCCCTGATCTGAGGACACCTGGTCAAAGTTGAGTTTCACGCGACCCTCTGTTTTCCAGCTGGGTAGTTAAGCTTTCTTGGTTGCCGGCTTCTCAGGAGCAGGGCCAAGAATAACATCCAGCATGTGTGGTATAGTCGGATTTGCCAGACTTGTGCCAAGGGCGTCCGATCGATCCTTAGCAGTTACGTTGCTGTGGTTTTGCACCTGCAACTGGCGCTCTACGCGAATCGTGCCATCGGCACCTTTGGTGGCTTTTCCCGTCAGACGTCCGACAACGTCAAAGTATCCACCTACGCTTGCCGAGAGCTTTCCGGGAAGCGAGGGACGCAGCGAAACACCGCCGGTCTGCTCGTCTTTGAAGTCCATCTCCAGAGCTGTGCATACGAGGTTGATTGGGAGGTTGCGGAAGTAGGAAATGATCTCTTCGAGCTTCTTGGCCGCAACGCCCCAATCCTGGATAGATGGAATCGGTTTACCGCTCGAGATGTCTCGCAGGGTCACCTTGTGAAGTTCGGTAAGCGAATCGATGACCACCGTGCGGTGCGGGAGCTTGCCGGAGCGGAGCTCCTTGTGGACAAGGCGCAGGTCTTCGAGACTCTCGATGCGCACCACGTCCAGCTGAGCTCCGCGCTTGCGAATGGTAAGGACTCCGGCTTCCACGTCGCAGAACAGCACAGGCGCAGAACGGGCGTCATCTTCGGCAGTGCCAGCCAGCCAGGTTTTGCCTACGCCGGGGGTCCCGTACACCAGAACTTTTAGCGTCGTCAAAGCGGTGTCTGGTTTGACCAACTTGAGCGCGCTTGGTGCTGTCATTGCTTCCCTCCTTTCATGTACTAATTATACCCCTGGAAAGCCGGGTAAATCAACGGGCATTTCGGGTCGGGTCGAAAGAGCTGCCTTTACCGCAGGGACAGCTCCCCCGCTGCGGGATCCGTGTCACCCATCCAGATCGGTGGCCGCGTGTGCTTGCCACTAGAGTCGCTACCGCGCGGCCGCGACACCACGGTATCTACCCGCTTGACAGCTTGGGTAGCAGCACGGTTGGTCAAGAGACCTGCGTCTCGAAGCTGTGTGACAGTGGCCCGGAAGTACTCGATGTCCCGAGCGGTGCGAAGCGCCTGTTGACGCCGGGCGCATTCGTAGCACGTACGCAACAACTTTTGACGACTAGCCTGCACATTGAGCATGCCGGCGGGCTGGTCCGGAAAACGTCCCGGCAACGAGGTGCGGTGTCCCAAACCTCGTGCTTCGAGTTCGTTTTCTAGGCGATCATGACGATGTCGAATATGGTGAACCTCGAGCAAGTTGCGGTCCACTAAGTGATCCAAGCGATGCCCTTTGACGAGCATCTCAGCCGCGACATGCATGTCAGCATGCTCCTGCATCAGGTGACGGTCGCACATCCACAGCGGGTTAACGTTCCACATACGCATAACGGGATCCTCCTTCGATTCACTGCGGAATCTAGGGGGAATTATACCGAATGCCTTGCGCGAAGGGCAAGGGTGGCCTACGTGCCCGAGGACGTACGTACTAGCAAGCGTTTGACCACCTCTTGAATGGCTAAGACTTTGTCGGCCATAGAAGCCTTGGTCTGCGCTACTTTGTAGATATCTTCCTCGATAGTACCGCGTGCGAATACGTGGTAGATCGTGGGAGATTGTGTAGTGCCAACAATACGGTGGATACGGTCTTCTGCTTGTTCGTTGTTCGCAGGAGTCCAATCCATCTCGGCGAAGATCGCGCTGGTAGCCTCAGGAATCGAAAGTCCCGTACCCAGGGCCCCAATTGTCCCGATCAACACTGCTGGCGCCTTAAAAAGCTTGAACTCTAGGATCTGCGACGCTCGTGCCGGAGCCGGTGTGTTGCCGTCGAGGTAAAAGATTTCGAAGCCTTGGCCCTGCAACGCTTGCCGCAGGAGTTTTCCAAAATCTCGGTGCCACAAGAAAATCAAGACCTTTTGTTCTGTCTCGATAATGTCTTGTAGCAAGTCGCGGATCACTTGGAGCTTGGCGGACTGTACCGTGGCTCGTGGATCCACCAGCGCCGGTGAATTACAGATGCGGCGTAACGTTGCTAAACTCGCCGCAGTGCTGGTAAACTGGATCTCGGTCCAGGTCGGCGTTTGGTCGGCGTTCTGTGCTTCCAAGGTTAGCCGCAGATCTTTCTCGACCGTGTTGTACGCTTTCGCTTGTTCGACGGTGAGGGTGTACGGCAGTGGTCGATAGATTTTGGGTGGCAACTGGGGGGCCACCTGAGCCTTGAGCCGTCGCAGCAGGTAGGGTTGGATAGCACGACGTAGGCGTGGCAGTTCGCGGACCTTGGGTCCCACAATCTCTTTGGCCCACGGGGTGTCCCGCACTAGGCAGTAGGTGTTGACGAATTGCCAGTACGAGGAGAAGCGTGCCGGATCGAGCAAGTGCAACAAGTGCCACAAGCTGTCTGGTTTGTTCCAGACAGGCGTGCCGGTCAAGATCACCGGATAACGGTAGCGTAGCTCTGTGGCACCTTTGGACTGGGAGGCGTTGCGATTGTGAATGCGATGACCCTCGTCGAAGATCACCAAGCCCCATTGGCGCTGAAACACCTCTTCGTACGGGCATTCACCACTCGGCGAACGGCGTAGCATCTCGTAGTTGATGATGGTGTAGGGAGCCCCTTGGGCCAAAGCCTCGTGCCGCCGTTTTGGTGAACCCACGCAAGCGGCAACGCGAGCTCCTGGTAGCCACTTTTGGATCTCGTCGGCCCATACACTCTCAATGACGTAGGCCGGACACACGATCAAGACGGGCAATGAAGCCGGTTTGAGTATCTCGGCTACTGTCAGGGCTTGGATCGTCTTGCCGAGCCCCGGCTGATCGCCGAGAATACCACCACCTAGTGTAGCCAGCCACCGTGCCCCGACGCGTTGAAACGGGTGTAGCTGGTCACGCCACGCAACTCGCTCGGGCAACGGGCTGTCGTCATACTCTCCGACCACGGCGGTGAGGTGTGCTCGCTCTTGGTAGTCCTCGTACCACCGTTCGCAGGCGTTAGACAGTGACAACTCGTCACCATACAGCTCTTTGAGGTCGGCGACCAAGAACGGCTCTAGCGGCAGATACATCTGCGTGCCGTCTTTGTTCTCACGAGCGCCCTCGAGTCCCCCGATCAAGATCTTGTCTTCGGGGGAGTTCAGGTCAAGAACCAAGCGGATGGGACGCATGTCGGAGGTGAACTCCAAACGTAAGTGTTGCACGAACTTGTGTCACCGCCTTTCTCACTACGCGCTTGTATGCAGCCCGGCGTTGGACGCGTATTGCACAAGCTTTGCAGATACCGTGGCTGCAATACCCGCCCCAACGCAGGATCGAGACTCGCTCGCCTTGATGCGGCCCCGACATGAGGAGACCGCACCAGGCACATTGCTTCAGCATGTCCTCAGGACACAGACTCGAGCCAGGTCGATACTGGCCCCCGAATAGCCCGTTCTGCATGAACAATCCTCGCCTCTTGCGCGGTCACCCGCACGCTCAGGTGGTACAACTGGAAGTATTGGTTCATGAGCTCGGCGAGCCGTTCGAAGGCAGCGTCGTCGAGTGCGTCGAAGTCGATGGCCGGACCATCCGGTTGCTCGGCGGCTTGCTGAAACAGTTCACACGCCGTGCGGAAAGCACGGCCGTACACTTCGCGGTATTCCAGTTGAGTGAACTCGAGCGTGAGTGTGTCGGCTCCAGAACGCGACCCGAAACGCAGTATGCCGCTCCAGGCCAAGGCCACGAAAGCGAGCAACGCTATCACGATCAAGACTGTGTCAGCACTCGAAATCATACAGACGCTCCATCTGCTGTGCGACAAGAATCTGTTTGGTATGGCGCCGAGCACGTGCCCGTTTGCGCCAAGTTTCTCGCCGCTTCTTTAACGGTTGGCGGGCCCACCACGCATTGGCCTTCTGGATCTCGGAATCCCGGTGATCCCAGTAGTACTGTTTGTGGACCTCGCCCTCGCAGAGACGACACCAGCGGCTAAGGCCAGCATCTTCTCGGCGTCCCTTACTGTGAGGGTGGGTGACAAAGGCCCCGGGGGACATGTACTGTTTGCACCGCGAGCAATACCGTTCGCCGCGATCATTCCACCATACGCGCGGATAGATCCCAGCTCGAAGCCGCCTTCTTTGGGCGTGATTCCGGGCCCGCTCCCGCTCAGGTTCCAGGTGCTCATGATACCACCGGCGGCGGTAAGCTTTGAGAGACTCCCTGCAGGCATCGGCCAGTCCGTCGACACGGGACTTGTTGGCGCTGAAGGCTTCCACAGGGTGGTGAGCGCAACAACGACTGCACCAATGTTCGCCTTGATCGTTGTACAGCACGATTCGTTTAGGCACACGTGTTAGCTCCCGAAGAGGTCGTGTTCTTGGTGTTTGATGGTGGTGAGGAGTTGCTCGTATTGGACTTGACGCTCAACGCGGGCGCGTCGATGCAAATCAATTCCGGCCCTGCAGATATAAATAGTATACCCCCAGGGCAAGAAGAATGCAAGGAGCAAAATGACGTGCCAAAGCCGGGCTGGAGCCGGGAAAAGGCTATACAACGTGCTAGCCTGTTTCCAGTCAAAAGCCCAAACCAGCGTCATGCTCAACATCGTCAATGCCGCGCCGTAATCCCCCAAACCTCCGTATCCGAGTGTCAGGCCTAGAATCAGGGTGCCGAGCGAGACGCTGTACAGCCGCACGGCGTTACGCCAGGACAACGAGAGCGGGGGCAAAGCCCGACTAAACAACGGGCCCGTGTACTTTGACGTCTCACCAGGAGCCTTCATGGTTAAGCCCTCCGCGCACCGCTTGATCCTGCGCCAGAGTCAGGTACACGCGGAACGCCACTTTTGCGTAGGCCTCGTGCATCGTGTCGCCGTCGACATAGTCGTACAGCAACTGGAGCATGTCCGTCACTAGGCCAGGGTGTTCGCACCGGCTCATCTCTTGGGGGAAGGGCAGGCAGAGAGCCTCGGCTACCTGTTGTAGGCGCGTCCAGCGGGGAAAGTCCACCGGACTGCGCGGGATCATGTGAGTGGTAGGCCGCAGTTCTCGCAGGAGCTTATCTGGGCCGTGCTCCGCCAGAAACAGGTTCCAGTAGTCCCAGGCGGAGTGCGCATTGGTGGCATTCAGTAGGTCCTCGGTTTTGTTCACACTGTCCTCCTGTGCAGTCATCCACCGCGCCTCGTGTAGCTCATCCCACGTGTGTTGGTGTGGCGGCATCGGGGCGGTAGTCCAACCCCGATGCTCAAGCCAGGTTAGGAGTCTCAGCATTAGTCCTCCGATGGCATCGGCTTCCAGATGTCGTACAACTGTCGCGTCAACTCCAAACTTTGGCGCGTGTCCTCGCGGATCGCCTTGAGGCTGGTGTCGATGCCCTCGAGTGCATTGATAATGCGCTCCAGCGCATCTGTTTGCAATGGAGTCACATCTTCGGATGTGACTTCCACCAGTTCGGCGGCATCTGGCATGGCAGACAGTGCTCTCTCAGCCTGTGCCAGACTCGCCTGTTGCCGCTGCTGCTGATCGCGAGCAGTACGGGCATCCTGCGCGGCTTCACGGGCCTTCCGGAACGCTGCAAAGTCCTGGACCTTTAAGACGTCGTAGACCAGGCCCTCGGAATAACTCGTGGTCAGGTACACGGCGCGGGCGGTGCCGTACCGTTCGTAGAGTGCGCGGATCAGAGTGAACGTGGTCTCGGTGAGAGGCGGCTGTTTCCTGCGCGTCTCGCCTTCCGGAATGGGGACCAGAGTCTGGAGGTCAGGATCCCAGTGATACAGAGGCTTGTCGATCTGCGGCTGCTGTTGTTGCTGCACGGAGCTTTCTTCCTGTTCTAGTACCGCTGGAATCAAGGTCTTCGAAACCGGATCCCAGTGGTACTTTGAGCCTTTGGGCACTGCGCCCACCTTTCTTGCCCGTCCTGCCGATAGCTCAGCATTGCGCCTTAGAACTTGTCGGCGCAGATCGGCCCGAGGCCTCGCGTGATCGAGGCCGGTACCGTCAACTCACGCCCGCACTTCCAGCAGTTGTTGGACTTGAGCGCGTACGCCAAACCCAACGCAGCGGCCTTGGCGGGATCCTCGAGCACCCGCACGGCCTCGGCAAGACGCCCGTCGTCGTGGAACCGCTTCCACAGATGCGCTTTGCCATCGTCGCCGAGGAAGGCGCAGCCGGTGTAATCGGAACCGTTGTCTGGCCCGCTCAGAAAGCTCACCACGCGCTTACCGAAGAACGT